ATTAAAATGGGCTGTGGGTAATATCTGGGGCGGTCAAAAGATTTTGGATTTCTTAGGTAAATTGCATAATAAAGTAAAGATAGATGCAAGAAATGAACTTATTAATAGAGCTCTATTGGAACCAGAGACTGCAAAGTTTCTCTTAACACCTCTCAAGGAAAAAGGACTAGCAGAGAAAATAAAGGAATTTACTACCAATAAATCTTATATGCTCGTTCCAATTTTATCATCCAAGGAGGAAGAAAATGAGTAATTACACTAATATTTTTGGTGGTGCTGTCATCAGTACTTCCAATACCTCTGGGATAGAATTAGCCTTAACCGGAAACATCACGTTGAGCTGGCCAACCCAGTTCCAGGATGTAAATACCACTGTCAATAGCATCATGGATGTCACGGCAAGTGGTGTATTTAACATTACAATGCCAGATGCTACTCAGGCCAGCACTTTCCAGACTATATTATTCAATAACGTAGGAGGTGTTAATACCTTTCATGTGCTGAATAATGGAGGAGGAACGCTTTTAACATTAACCGCAGGACAATCTAGCTTGCTATGGTTATATGATAACTCTACGGTTAATGGTTCTTGGAGAACCTCTCCTTTCGGAGCAGGGGGTCCAACGGTTACCTCTATTGCTGCAACTTCTTCTAGTACAGATTTAACAATCACGGGTTCCCCCATCACCTCTGCTGGAACGCTGACCTTTGGATTGGCTCAAGATTTAGCTTCTCTCACAGGATTTGTAAATTCAACAGGAATTGCCGCTCGTACAGCCGCCAATACTTGGGCATTAAGGACTCTTACAGGTACTGCTAATCAAATAGCCGTCACCAATGGGACTGGGGTTGCTGGAAATCCAACGCTTGCGCTTGCTGCAACCATTACGGGTATTACTTCCCTTACCGCCGGGCATATAGTCATCAGTGCCAATACGATTGGTACTACGAATGCTGGAACCATTACATTAGGAGATGTCTTGGTTATACCAGAAATCTATGGTGTTCAATTTGATGCGACGAACGGAACAAACTTCAATCTATTAGTCTCTGGGAATCAATCTTTCAATCAGAGCTATATATGGCCAACAACGGCCCCAATTGGTGGGCAAGTACTACAGTATGGAGGAGCCTCTGCTCTTCAATGGGCTACCATCACCACATTCGGTGGTCCAAGCACAACGAACGCTATCGCCAAATATACTAACATTACCGGTAGTCTTGGAAACTCTGGTGTCTTGATAGATGCCTCCAATAATGTAACAGGAGTTAATTCTCTTGCAGCAGCGAACATTGATATCGGGGTTTCTGGGGCAAATATATTATCCACAGTGACGGGCGTCTTAAGTATCATTCCCTCTGGTTCCAATAATGTTCAAATAGGGGTTGCTAGCGGTGTCCCCAATAATTTAATATTAATGAATGGTTCCGCCCTTATTTTAAATGAACCCGCCAGCTCTGGAACCAACTTCAGCTCGTTTATACAACCTGCATTAAGTTCTAACATAAATTACTCACTCCCTGTCATTGGTCCCGGGGTTGGTAATACTCTAAGAACCATCGGAACCGTAGCCTCTCCGATATTAGAATGGAGCGACTCAGTCGATAATCCTAACTTCCTAATCAATGGAAGTATGTCTGTTTGGCAACGAGGAACATCTTTTACAAACTCTACATTCTTTGTAAACAACAATAACGTTTATACCGCTGACTGTTGGAAGCTACAATCGAATGGAAATAATGTTGTCTCTGTCTCTCGTGATACAGGACCTATTAACTTAGTTGCTAGTTGTCCTTATTCCTGGAAAGCAACGGTTGTCGCTGCTAATACAAAGTTTGGAGTTGCTCAGTTTATTGAGTATAAAGATACGCAAAGTATTAATGGATTTGTTACATCGCTTGGATTTAGCGCTAAAGCCTCTGGTATTACAAACTTAAGAGCTTCCTTAATCCAATGGTCTGGAACAGCCGATGTGCCAACCAGTAATATTGTGAGTGCTTGGAATGGCTCTGGAACCAATCCAACATTGGCTGCTAATTGGACCTATGTTCCGTTGGCAACTGGCTCTCTGGTTAATATTCCCGTCACCACTTCTTTTGCTAATTACACTACCAATCCAGACGGCTTGCATTATTTTAGTATCCCAACCGGTGGCACTAATAATCTTGCTGTATTCATATGGGTTGACGATACAACAATCGCTATGAATTCAACCTTGAATTTAAGTGCCCTTAAGTTAGAGCAGGGAGAATATTCTACTCGATTTATAGCATCCCTTTTCCCAGAAGAGTTAAGAAATAGTAAGAGAATTTTCTTACAAGATTTACCGTATGGAACCTCAACAGGTACAGCAACCTTTCCAGCCACTCCCACAACCCCTGTTGTCGGAGAATCCGGTTGTTACTGGCCCGTGACAACTACCATTCTTACGGGAGTGGCCTATGCCCGCATTGATTTTGAGGTTGAGATGAGGACAACCCCTACGTTAGTTACTTATCCCTATACCACGACGACTAATACCAATAGATGGTCAGATAATACGGGTACTGATTTAGCGGCCTTATCTGCTTCAATCTATGCATTAGATAGTAAAGGGGCATTGATTTATAACAACATAACAGCGGCAGGCACTATAACGACGGCTGGGAATAGTACCCTTATTGGACATTGGTATGCAGATTCAGGATTTAATTCATAAAGGATTTAAGGACATGTTAATTTTAAATAGATATGCAGGACAATCTATTACGATATATTTGGAAGATGGTCGTGAGATAGATATCAAGGTTTTAGATATTATTGGTAAAAACAATAAGTTTGCAAAGATAGGGATTGATGCTGCGAAGAGTATCAAGATTATCAGAGATGAGCTTATTACACAAGAGATGCAAGATGATATTTCCGTGCTTTCTGTTCTTTCTGGTTAACATTCTTTATCTCAGACTGTTTTAAATCAAAAGCGATTTGATAGATACCTTCCAAATCATCAATTAATTGAGAATTAAATGTATCTTCTTCTTTATATTTATACCCCATCATTATCTTAGATTCTTCTAAGAACCTTCTGTTTACCTCTTCCCAAACCGGAATAGCTTCTTTTAAGATACCCAAACCCCTCTCAGTAATCTCAAAAAAACGAGATCTCTTATCATCTTTCCGAATCCAGGAAATATACCCGTACTTTAACAAAATCTGAGCATTTCTAAGTAAGGTCGTTCTATCCATCCCTAAGAAAGCAGAGAGTTGCGTCAGATTTCTTTGGGTTGATTTGGTTAACTCAAGTAATATGGTAAAATGAAATATAGTGAGCCTAATCTCATTCTTTTTCAAAAGCTCATGATTAAAAAGAGAAGCCACGGCCCTCTGTAACTTTATTACATTGAACGCTACACATTGTTTATTTAGGTAACTATAGTCTTTCATTACGTGTATGTTATCACTTATAAGTAATAGAATCAACAATATGGTCTTTTTTTAATTCTTCCTCTAAAATAAGAATCAACAAGTCTCTCCCCGTCATATCGAACTTTTTAGCCTTTTCTTTAATGTCTTGCCATTCTTTAATATAATCAATGTTCACCTGCTTCTTCTCAATGTCTACCCCCCTAATAACAGGCGAATCAATCAAAGATAAATTTTTCTTGACAGCATTCACCACTAATCGTTTAAATAGCGTATTAAATTTCATACCGTTAGAGTTAGCTAGTTTTACTATATCAGAATGTAATCTTGCGGGAATATGAACCGTTATCATTTTACGTATTCGTTTCTTCATATATGTGTATTCTCCCTTTAAAACTATATTGACAAATGTAAGTATATTGTATATAGTAGTCTTGTAGATATCAATAAGCTTCTAAGGAGGATAATACCATGAAGAACTTATCAGGAGTTAACGAACTTTATTATTATGGTGTGTTAGATAATATGTCAGATGATTTTCAGGGGGATAGGGATATGATAGAGAATAACGAAAGTCCAAATTGTATTTATAGCTCTGCTATTAGAGTACAATCAGATGACATACTTTCTTCATTAACCCATATGTTTTCTGACTTTATACAAAAGAGAGTCACACTCATGGATGCATTAGGCCTTCATCCAACTCCTGTCTCTTATACAGAGATGTCACGAGAACTCCACTTACTCTTTAATAGAGCTTTGCATAAGAGCTTTTACAGTGATGAATATACCGTTTAAGGAGAAAGTCATGATGAGTAAAATTGAACAAGAAGAAGCTAATACTTTTAAGGTTCTTCAAGAAACACTTTATCGTGGGGCTAAGAAGGAATCTATTGCAATGGTAATGTCTTATTGTACGGCGATGAAGTTAGATCCGCTCTTGAAGCCTGTTCATATAGTACCTATGTCTACTTGGACCGGAAAGTTGGATAGTCAAGGTAAGAGAATATATGAAAAGCAAGATACTATAATGCCAGGAATTGGATTATATAGAATCTTAGCGGCTAGAAGTGGTTCTTATGCTGGAATATCAAAACCCATCTTTGGACCCAGTATTACTGAAACTATCGGTAAGAAAACCATTACCTACCCAGAGTACTGTACTATGGTGATTCGTAAAATAGTCCAAGGTCATGTCTGTGAATTTGAGCGTACAGAATATTGGATAGAGAATTATGCCTCCATTTCTAAAATAGATTTAACTCCCAATGATATGTGGTGTAAAAGAAGTAGAGGTCAATTGGTAAAATGTACAGAAAGTCAATTGATAAGAGCAGCCTTTCCAGAATGTATAGCCGCAGATGTTACCTTTGAGGAAATGGAAGGAAAAGTGTTAATTGGAACGGAAGAGAAGATAGTAAAAACTATCCCCGATAAAGCTCAAGCCTTAGAGCATATTGACGAGGATGGTGTTATTAATACAGTAACGCCGAGCAATGAGAAAATATTATTCAAACTAATGAATTTAATAAAAGAGTTGAATATTTCACAAGAAGAACAAAGTAGATGGTGTAATAAGGCGAATGTGACTTCATTAGCATTCTTAGATGAAGATAAAGTAGATAGGTTGATATCAGTCCTTGTAGCTCGAAAACAAATGGCTAAAGAAGGAGAATTAGATGAGTAAAGATTTGTGGAAAAAGATTAAACAAGTCTCCTACCTAGTATTTGATAGATATGCTCAATATATAGCGGCATCCTCATATATATTCACCTGCCTTAATGAATATTGGATGGGATTTTTTGATTTAGCTCAATTGGTTATTTATGGAGGGGTACCCTGTCTGATTTTCTCAACATTCTATATTCAAGGGATAAAGAGAGGGGGAGAGCAGGCGGAATTTCATGGATATGTCTCTCATTTTAAAGAGATGCATGAAAACATTATGAGACAGATATTTCAAAAGAATAATGAACTTTCAGGGCAGGTAAAGCTTTCAGAACATAAACCGGAGATTCATTGATGAATATCTTTACAAGCATATTGGTTTTTATTACCGGTCTTTTTATCGGACATCTTTTTGGCAAATATAGAATGAAAAAATATATGCAAAGTCCAGAATATTGTAGAGAAGTTCTGCAACGGATGGATTTTAATAAACCCCTTGCTTACGATATTCCATTAGGAAGTTTAGGTAAAAATATTGGGCCTTTAGGTCAAAATTTAGCTCATACGGAGATTCATGTATGCGTAATCCGAAGAGGTTAGAATTGGATATGGACGAGATTATTTTGGAAGCCATCAAGGATTGTTCTAGTGGTACATTACGGTTGGAGTTTGATATTAAAGATGGAGAAATAATAGGATGTTTTGGAGCAGCCATAGGGCCTTCCAGGAATATAGGAGAAAAGTAAATGAATTGGAACTTTCTTGCTGCGCTTATATTTATTTTTGCTGTCATTGCTTTAATGAGGCTAACTCAATAAAAGGAACACTTTAATGGAAATTAAAATTAAATCAAAAAATGAGAAACTTATCAAAAAATGTCTTCTTGGTGTTCTTGAGTTACAATTTTTGATTAAAGATGGAGAGATAGCTCGAGTTGATCGAGCTCATTTATGCACCTTATCACCTTTAGATAAGGATGGAAAATTTCAATTTCATGATATAGCCGAAGGAGGAATATGATGTCATTTAGAAGTATGTTTTTTAAAGGTCTTTTTATAGCCGCTGCAACAGGTGCAGTCTTAGTGCTTTGTTTAAAGCTTATCTATAACATAGATGAAAAGAGTTCAGAGAAGGGTGGGGTTCAATTATTGGAAACAGAATTAGAGCTGCTTGAACAACAGGAAGAAATATACTATGAGAATACTTAGAGGTCTTAGTTATGTAGTTGGGGTTTCTGGTATGGCGCTCGTATTCGCTGGAATAAAACTACCGATATTAGCTTTAGGGGGCCTTTGCGGCATCATTAGTGGATTGGTTATCTATACCGCTGATAAATATCTCTGTTCCTCTGCGGATGTCATTTTAGATATAGAAACGCCACCCGAACATGAAATGAATATCCCAGAACCATTTCGAAGCGTTGTACATTCAGACTTTGACAATAAAGAATCCGCTCGTCCTGCTCCTATAACTTATAAATATGATGTATTAGCGGGTCAATGGGATACCACTGCTTTACCCGGACAAGTACCTGAATCTGAGATTAGAAATGCACCAAAAGTAGCGCCTTGATTTATATTAAAAATCATTTTATAATAATATTACTATAATTCTTAACGGGGGGCATTTATGATCCACTTAATCCCAGTCGTTCTTGTTATTGTAAAAACCATTGGTGTCTATATAGTGAAGTATGCCATAAAAGCATACAAGAACTATCGCGCCAGGAAAGAGCAAGAGAAATCTTTACCCAAAACAGGAATAGCACCCCTTAAGAAAAGTATAGTCCATCCCAAGAAGATTCGGGATGCGCTCTCCCCTACACTCATGTTTAGGTATAATAAGCTCTTTAATAAGAGAAAGGTTCATCCTGAGCCTTTGCTCCCTTTAAAGCCTAAACAATGCCACATGAGATTGAGATAGAACTACCCTGGCCTCCGAGCGCTAATAGATATTGGCGAAACTTCAGAGGCCGTATGGTGATATCTACGGAAGCTCGTCTTTATAAAGCCTCTATCAAGAAGCTAGCCTTCACTTGGCCAAAAATATTCTTCACCGGCGAACTTTGCATCTTTATACAAGCCTATCCACCGGATAAACGTAAAAGGGACTTAGATAATACTTTAAAAGTGTCAATTGACTCACTTGAAGGTATCCTTTTTACTAATGATTCTCAAATCGGGGAGATTCACATAATCCGAATGCCTGTATATACTGGTAAGCTGGTCGTAAGGCTCAAGGAAAGATATCAGGAGAACCTATGTTCATTGCCAGTCAGTTCAGACAATACGTCATCATCCCAGCCCTAGCCAGCATTGCCTTAGACGGTGATTCCGCAGAAACGCTACTCATGATGACTTGTGCGCAAGAGTCTCATGGGGGTACTTATCTACATCAAGTGGATGGTCCAGCTCTCAGTATCTACCAGATTCAACCAGAGACTTACCAGGGCGTTATTGATTATATTAAGCCTCGGCAGACACTTAGACAGAATATCCTTGCCAGCTGCAATTTTGACGTCTTCCCTCCCCCTATGCAGGAGCTTATAACAAATCTGAAATATGCAACCATTATAACTAGAGTCCATTACTCACAGTTTGAGGAAGCACTACCAGCAGCCAATGATAAGGAAGGTATGTGGAACTATTATAAGAAGTATTGGAATACGAAAGGAGGGGCCGCTACTCAGAATGAATTTTATGCGAATGTGAAAGCGTTCTTAGGATAAAAAAGACCCCGCCAAGTGTTAGGCGGGGTGAAGGTAAAGTTCAATCTAAAGAGGATAACTTTAGAAACTATAGTTTAACCCAACTGAACCAAAACAGCTATCATTGGGTTGTATACCATGAACATTGATATTGGATGTATGTTGATAGGTAAAGATTCCTCTCACCTTAGTATTCGTGAATATCGTATACTCAACTCCACCCAAGAACCTAGGTACTGTCTTGCTAACCACTGTCTTACCCGCAGGTTGACTGTAGGTATACTTTAAGCGGGAAAGTCCAGCTCCTCCGATTAGATTTAAATTTGTATCTAATGGATAAGTCCCAATAGCAGTGACATGAAATCCACTGGTCTTAAACGCATTTCCAGCTAATCTTTTAGGCTTTTGAAGCAGGGTACCAACTTCTCCTGAAAAATATTGATTAAACTTCACTCCACCATATATATTTGCAGCGGGTAAGAATTGACTTTGTTTAACCACCTCTGTTTGAATCTTAGGTTTCACTAGTTGCAACTGTGCATCTGCTCCGACATACGGACTAATAGAGGGCATAGAAAGTGCCAATATTTCAGATCCCGTAAACGTCACAATAGCCAATAAAACAATCTTTAATGAACTTAATAATTTCATCTGTATGACTCCTATAGGTAATATACACCCCGAGCATAACCTGACTATCGTCAGATTACAATACTTTTGTTATTTGATTTACTTATTATAGTACTATTTTTCCATCTCTTCAAACTTCTCTATCGCCTCTTCTAGCTTCCTAAATAACGAAGAATCCTTATTGGTTAGCTTCTCTAGATACCAAAGGATATCGGTCAGCTCTGCTTCTGTGAGCTCAACGTTTACTATGGGTTCTTTGATTACTTTCTTCATCTCATCATCAATCTATCGGTAAGCTCAAAGATTTCCTTTCGGACTTCCTCCACTACTTTCTTCTGCTCTTCCGTATAATCCTTATCTTCTAGCTTAACTAGGTATTCCCGTATCTCATGGAGTGCCCCTACAAAGGCATCTATATCTAACGATTGAAGGACATGAATGACCCCATCATGGTAATCATTGTGGTCTAGCTCATACTTTACGGTTATCTCTTTAATCATGGGATATTGTTCCAGAAGGAAACTTCGATGTTCCATGTGGAACATTCATAGGGTAACTACTTAAACAATGAACTACTAATAAAGTTGAGATAAGAACTATTACTGCTGACGCTAGTATTCCGACCCAGAATTCTTTTAGAAACTCAGACATTTTTACATGATACCTTGTCAAGGAATCCTTGACTACTCAATCATTAAACAGACTTCACACATGAGTAATGTGCATATAAATATACACATAAGATATACACCAATAATAGATACTATTTTATCCATAGAGAATATATATCACTTGCCCTAACACACATCAGTATACCAAGGAAGAATAGAGTACATACAACAGTGATAGCTACTAGTTCTTCATGACTTAAAGGCGGAAATATCCGCTTCGATATCCTATACAATATCCTCTTGACCGCTGAAATCGCTAAAGCACCGGATAGAAAAGCTAATAAGAAGTTGTCTCCCCTCGCATTAGAAATGCAACCTAATAGGATAGATAAGATTATTGAGAGGCCAGTAATGTAGGGGATAGCGTTTATTCTAGAAGTCCTCTCGTTAAATTAGTAATGAGTCCTATGATGCAAACTACTAATAATATCTTCTCTGTTATAGACATAGCTCGCCAGAGTTCTTTATAGAAATCCATTCGGGTATATTCTTTTTTCATTTTAGCATCTCCAATAGAGTCTTTTCAGAAGGAAGAAGTATGAGGAATAATGATATTATTAATACCCAAAGTAATACAAACTTTGCATCCTTATTATTTTCATTTATATAAGCGATTAACCCTAATACACCAATAATAAAAAATACCCATAGAAAAACCTTAACTCCAAATATTATATCTATTAGGTAATTAATCATTTTAGCATTTCCAATCTCTTTTTTTCTCTTTCTCTATCTCTTTTCCTCATAGGCTTCTTATAATCTTCTTGATAGCAAGAATTTAGATGCTTGCGAACTTCTTTGAAGTTTCCTTTATCCACTAAGGAGAGAGATAGTTCTTTCTTCACATCTTCAAATCTTAACTCGGCTTTCCCCTCTTGGAACCATCGACTATATATGAGATATCCCAAGAATCTAAGCATTTCTCTCGCGGAATTTGTTTGCATCATTTCATATTCATTCTGAATATCTGCGATTATATTGTGCTGAACAGAAATCAATAGTTTAAATCTCTTATTTTGAGTCATGTCAACCTCCTATATTATCCCATCCACCGGTAGTAGCCTTACTATATTCTTCTTCTGTCTCCCATGGCCATTTCTTTCTATATAATAGACTGTGTCTTTTGTCGGCAGTTTCGTAAATTTTTCTCCATAATTTAATATCTATTCCATCAACATCATTTAATTCCACCATTGTTTCTCCATATTGTGGATTCTCCTTTATAAGATCCACAAGGATCTCAATAAATTCATTTAAAGTTACTTCTCCATCAAACATAATATTATCCATATAAAATACTCCTGTTTAAATATACACCATATAGAGCTTATCCTCGATATGGTCTTACTCGAGTAAATATATATGCTATACTTACACTTGTCAATATGTGTACTATAATATTTAACAAGTTATAAGACTGTGGTAGTATTGACAGGGATAGTGGATATAGGAATAGGAGATAAATCATGAAGAAGATAGCGAAGAAGACGGTTAAAGGTAAAGTTGTTCGACCAAGAAAAATGATTTCAATAGATCCGGCTCAAAAACGAATGGTAGAAAAATCTTTAGTTGCTCAGTTTAATCAGCCTCCGAAAAAGACTGCCAAAAAAGGTGAAAAAGCTCTTTCAAGAATTAGAAAAAAGATTAGTGAAAGTAAAGCTCAAGATGATGTTTCTGAAACATTTGGTAATCAATCATATTATACAAGGGATGGGATTCCTCTTGCCTCTTTGAAAGGTAAAAAAGTTGAGGTTGTTAATTTATATGAATTCCTGAAAAATTTAAGTGAGAATTTAGTATATATGCTTAAAAGGATAGATTTCATTGCAAAAAAGCTAGGATATGGCAGTGATAGTCTATTTCCTAGCGAATTTATGACTACCAATGAAATTAATGCTAATGTGGCTAAGCTTAAAGGGATTAAGGAATGAATATAGAAGAGCTGGATAAGAAAGTGAAATCGTTATGCAGAGCGGTTCTTGATGCAAAAACAGTTTTAGATGGCATTGAGCGATCTATTCGGGAATTGGAAGATCAGGAGTATTTTAAAAGAAATGATTTGGATTCGTTGCATAAGCAGTTACAGAATTATCGTTTAAATCCTCCTTTCGCATTTGGACATAGTCTTGGTGGATTGGAAAGAATGTCAGATGGCGCATTTGAAGATGCGATAGCCGAATGTTTTGAATATAGGAAAAAGTATAAAGAACTTAAGAGAGAAATAGATAGAGTGGAAGCAAGGGATGAAGATAATTGAAAGTAAGTTATGTGACAACACAATTTACTCAGCAAAGGAGTAATTATTAAATGGCAGTGAGTAATAATTCTTGGAAAGGTGGTGCTTGGCCAAAAGGATATTGTCCTAATCCTGGTGGGCGTGCAAAGAATGTAACTGCGAATGCATTACGAGATAAAGCATTATCTTATTGCATGGAAGGTATTGAATATCTTGCGAAAGTAATGCGTAATGAAGAAGAGAGTACCAAGAATAGAATTGTTGCAACGAGTATGATATTTGATAGAGGATTAGGTAAACCTGCACAATCGATTGAACTTAAAGATCTGGATGGTGTATTAGGTAATATTACTAATATGACCAGAGCTGATATTGAATCAGCGCATCAACAAGCAGTGAATCTAATATCAGATGCTACTAAAGGGATAAAAGAAAGTAAGATTGTGGATACAAAGAAGAAAGGAGAAACCTATGAAGGATGATTCTTTAATAAATCGATTAGAATCTAGAATAGTCGATTTAGAGAATGCATTCCAAGACAATGTAAATCTTAGATTGTTACGTATGGAATCTCATATAGTTAATTTGCTTACAGATTGCAAAATTCTTAATAGAAAGATGAGTGATATTGATAATCTTGAAGCAACAATTACTATTCATTGGCCGAAGGAGTAAGTATATGAAGGATGATATATTAAATAGATTAAACGAAATGGACGCACGACTGTCAGCATTAACAGCAACTCTGAACTATATAGATAAGAACATTATATTCATAATGTCTTGTATGAATAGACTTCCTCATCCTGAACCTATTATCCTACATAAGGATAAGTAATCCATGGGCATCTTCCAATTAGACAGACGAGCGCTTAACAAGCTTCTAAAAGATGCTTATACAGGTCCTGATGAAATTCATGTTGATATCATGTCTCAAGCTGAGCTGATAAGAAGAATATTCGTATCGATGTTGGATAGGATTAAAGAGTTGGAAGGAAAGGTGAAAGGATTGTGTGCAACAGAGCAATCGAGATGGAATAGCATTAGAGGCCTGAATGAATAAGGATAACCCTAATGTCTTGTGAATATTGTGACGATGACGATGATGATTACGAACCTACCTTAAAAGAAAAGGTACGGGATGTATTTAAATCTATCTTCATTAAGATTAAGTCATGTCTTCCTAACAATGAATTGAAAGAAATTATTAGAGACGAGTTTGATAAGGTTGAACATACCAATGTTGCTTTAACTGATGCTGTTGGTAGAGTTAATAGTAGGCTGTATCTCTTGGAAAAGGAAATGACTTATATCCTTGAATATCTTGCCAAATACACAAAATATCAAGAAGCGGCTCGAGTGGAGGAATCTGAGAAGTTCTTAGATGAAAAGAAGAAGATAGAATCTGAGGATGATTCTAAGGATAAACCTAATGGCTAAAATATTCGACATCTTCAAAAAGAATCCTCCTAAAGAAGCAAAACCTATAATAGAACCACAATCTAAGGTTACCATTATAAATCCAGGGAACTTTCTTACCATTGATAATATAGCTCCGAGGTTGACTCAGATATTAAAAGGTAAAGTTGATTTTAACATCTGGGGATTTTATCCTAACCTTTTTCATTTAAAAGAAGTTAAGTTATCAAGAACATTTGATGGCATCAGATTAGATGAAAATCCAACTGGGATAGTAGTGGGAATATTATGTTCATCAGAAACTCATGAGTTAAAGTTTTTTAATGTAGGGCCAATAATAAATGAGATTATGAAGGAAAATACATGACTTTAGATGAATTGATTCTCGGTTTAGAGGAGCTTAAAAAAATAGATCCTGATTGCGGTAATAGGTCTGTATATTTCAAAGATAATGATTATGATGATTGCTATAATCCAATAGATTATCCTAGGTTGTTCACGATGAAAAGTTCTAAATATAAAAAGTTTGAGGAAGAAGCGGTTCATATATGAGATATAAATAATGACTAATAAAGGCCCTCGCCCGCATGTCTTCAAAGGAGAGATAAGATATCCTAAAGATATTATTCCAACCGGTGAAATAATAAGGAAAATCCTAGTTGATAAAAAAATCACTATTAATGCTATGAGCATTCTTCTAGGATTAAAGACCAGTATCTTAAGTAAGATAATCAATGGAGTGCGAAGATTAGATGATGAGAACGCTGAGAAATTAGAAGAAGCATTAGGACTTGAGCCGCAATATCTTATCAACGCAGAGAAGCAATATAGAGCAAGTATCAGTTTTAGAAAAGCATCAAAAGGAATGGTTGATAATGATGAAGAAGATGAATATAGTGATTCAATGGAAAAGACTAAACCTAAGTTCAAATCTGAGCGAGAGATTGAGCAAGAGTATAGGAACTTCCACAGGAGTATGAGAGATTATATACAAAGCTTGCTGACGGGGAATATTGCCTATGTATTAATCTCTCACTCTGATACTTATGCCCTAATAGCAAAGGTTGTTAACTTAAACATAAGAGATTATAGAGAGACTATGTTTCAGTCGGTAGATAGAGAGATAAAGAAAGACTTTTGTATATTGACCGTATTCGAATGGGGGAGAGGAATACCGGATGGTAGTCCATTAAATAATCTAGGATGTGCTATAAAGAAGCTATATACGACTGAAGAGATTGAGAAGAGATTACAGGAGATAGGGAGTGTATGACAAGTGTTGATAACTCGCATATAAAAGATATCTGCCCAAATTGTGAAAAAATAACAATAATAGAAACCTTAAAAGATGAGGATTATGAATTTTTCAGGTGTTCTGAATGTGGGGAAGAATTTGATAAAGTAGGATGGGAGAGAAAGAAGAATTTAGATGACCATTAACTGGATAGGTGAAGCATTAGATACAATATTCAGCCTCTCTGGCAAGTATGGTCGCTGGTTAAACGTTAAAGGTAAGAAGACATGCTTCATCATATGGGGTATTTGCGTACTATACTGGTGTGGTAGGAATATCTATGTTGGGCTATATGCACAATCACTATTCTGTTTAGTATCATTTGGATTCCATGTTTACGGATATATTAACTGGAAGAATAAGGGGATAGGAGACAAGTAATGCCTGATATTTATGGAATCCTAGAAACTGAAAGAAAAGAATGGACTCGTGAATATACAGAATACCTTAAAGGATTCATGAAATTAGTAGAAAAAGAATTGGATGATAAAGATGACTTGATTAAGAGCCTTAAAGAGCGATTGAGTAAGTATGAAAGTATCTGAACTTATAAAGTTTTTAGAAACACAAAATCAGGATGCGAGTGTAGTATATCGTGCATTCGGATTTGATAATGAAGACACATTCCCCTTTGGGGAGGATGATATTGGAACTAGAGAATGCATTGATGATGGAGAAAAGTTTGTTTGTTTTGATGTTGTAAGATACATAAGTTATGTCGTGAACGAAAGAAAAGAACGTTTCCGTAAGAAATTAAGAGAAATATATGAAAGTATCTGAATTGATTAGAAAGTTGCAAGATTTGGGAAAAGAGAAACTAAATTATGATGTGAAGGTTAGGATCATTCAGAATTATAAAAATGGATATAGAGAAATTACATCTTGCATAATTAATGCTTTTGTTCATTCTATCCTAGATGGATATATAAAGTGACTTATCTCAAAAGGCTTACGACCTTTCTTTAAAGATTCCTCTGAAAACTTACGCTCTCTTCTTTCGGCGATGATATCAGCTAGGATGGCATTCTTACTATCATCTTTATGGAAGGTTCCTCTATTATCTTTCATTGCATTCTACAATGTTCTGGGTGTGTCCTTTCAAAATCATCCATTATCTTATCAACCTCTTCATCACTTAAATCAGGACGAGCAAACTTAAGAAATGCTCTATTATTTTCCCTATTGTAAAACCCCTCATCCATAGTAACTTTCGTTCTTTTTCCATCTGTAGAAATAACTTCGCGTTCTTTATCATCATCATTTCCAAATATCATAGTCACTTACCTTTTATCACCCTAATAGGAAAATCCATCCTAATCTTCTTACCACTTTCTATATCCTGCATTATCTGCCTAATAAATTTTATATGCTGTGGTTTATCTTTATCCTCTATGGTCATAGAACGTATCTCCTATATACTATCCAGCAATGGAATCACTAAAAGACTTGGAAAGTCAACTATCGTCATATCGAGAAGCTCTGTTACCTATTTGGAAAGCAGAGGAGTCCCTACATGAGTTCGTAAAGCAAGCCTGGCATATCCTAGAACCTGAAACAGAATTCATTGATGGCTGGCATATAAAGGCTATCTGTGAGCATCTAGAAGCTATTACCTACGGTCTCATCCGTAACCTTATCATCAATGTTCCACCTCGTACGTGTAAATCCACTATAGTATCAGTGATGTGGCCAGCTTGGTGGTGGATAATGGAGCCTCATAAACGATTCCTCTGTGCTTCTCACTCATATGATATATCCGGTCGTGATAGTCGCAACTGTCGCACGATAATTCAGTCAGATTGGTATCAGCGTAACTGGGGTCATGTCTTCAGTATCTCTGCTAAGGATAACAATAAGGATACAGAACACTTCTTTGAGAACAATTGTAGGGGCTATAGGAAGGCGGTCTCTGTTGGGTCTAAAGTAGCCGGTGTCGGCGCTGATGTCCTGATAGGAGACGATTTAAACGATATTAGCGAGGTATTCTCGGATACCATTAGGAATAAGACTAATCGATGGTATGGTTCAAGCTTTAGTACTCGTTTAAACAATCGTAAGACCGGCTCTAGGGTCATTATGATGCAACGTAGTCATGAGTTAGATGTAACGGGCTTCGTGCTCTCTAAGTACCCTGAGGAGTTTATAAAGCTTATCCTTCCCATGGAGTTTGAACCGGATAATAAATGTAAGACTGTCATATTACCTTCAACGAATGATGCGGTATGGGAAGACCCTAGAACTAAGACCAATGAGCTTCTATGGCCTGAACAAGATGGTCCTAAAGAGGTGGAGCGACGGAAGAAGGACTTAGGGAGCGCTTATGATATAGCGGGTCAACTACAACAAAGACCTGCACCTGATGAAGGGGGTATTATACGTAAGAAATCCTTTAAGTGGTGGATTAAACCAGAGCCGCCACAGATGACATTAGTCATCCAATCCTGGGATACAGCGCTCTCTAAAGACGATATGGAGAAGAATAGCTTCCATGCCTGTACTACGTGGGGATTATTCACTGATGACAACCAGAGAACGAATCTGATGCTCTTAGGGATGTGGCGAGGACGATGTGAATATCCAGAGCTTAGAACAATGGTTAAAAGGCTCTCGTACGATTGGAGGGATGACGGAGTCGCCGATATTATTCCGGATGGTAAACATACGGCGGATAGGATAATCATTGAGGATAAAGCCTCTGGCTCACCTCTCGCTATGGATTTAACACGGATGGGATTAACAATAGAACGGTTTAACCCTACTAAGTATGGCGATAAGATTGAAAGGGTAAGGTATGTGACCCATATTATAGAGAATGGTCAGGTATGGGTCAGAGCTATTCCACCGGATTATAAGAAGTTAAGATATTATGCTGAGAAGCATGTGGACTTATGTGCAGCTTTCCCTCATGCAGAGTCTAGGGATGTTGTAGATACAATGACACAAGCTATGTTACGATTGATGCAGAGTGGATTGTTGAGGGATAAGTGGCAAGAGGTGAAGAAGACACAGAAGCGTCAATTTGCATTATATGGAGTAGATGAATGACAGAAATCCCACAACATGCTATTGAATCGCTCAAGAAATCCATGGCAAGAACACAGGTTATATTGTCAAATGGAATATTTAAGAATTCATTCTTTACTAGAAAATCCTTTATGAGGGAATTGAAGAGAAAGTTCTCAAGTAAGAGGAGTGGGTTTAAACATAGAACTATCATGAAGGAAAACCATAGAAGAATAAATGATATTTATACAAGGAATTGGCAAAAGAGTTTAAAAGGTTTCGATGATTGGAAAAAGACTTTGGATGAATATGGAGTAGATGAGTGAGATTTAAAAAGCTTTTAGAATTCCTGAAAGTAAGATTAAATGATAATCCAGAGTTATCAGATAAAGAAATAATATTGATTTGTTATAATAATAAAGATAATAGCATCATGTTTTCTGGGCTATTAGATACGGTATGCATTGGTACTGGAAATCATAATAAATATGGTAGAAATGAAGTAATTCAATTTATCCTAGAAGGAGTAGATGAATGATGGAAATAGATGCTCAGGAAAAGTTAAACAAAGAAGATAAATACTTTAGGGTTCGAACCATCGACCGCACGATTATCGATCGTGAGCTCTACCAGCTGAGCTATCTGTCCTCCATCTCCTCCTCAATTTTTCTCCGTAACTTACGAATCTCATATATTATTGAGAACATGAACTTACAAGTATAAAAGAAAAAAGTAATGAAAATAATAACAATTATAACAATTATAATATTAACCATCATATCACTTCCTCAATCGTCATCTGTAATAATAAATACTTGATTGATATTTAAATCGAACTTCATTATAGCATTTGCCTTTCCTATCTTTGCGATAATAGCTCTTGCCTCATCCTCCATTATTTTCTTACCTACATATATCTCATCCTCTGGATCAAAGGACTTAAGGAAAGCTAACAAGGTAGATACTTTCATATCATTTCCTAACGCAGCTCTCAATCTTTCTTTCTATCACATTCACTCTTTCTTTAAGTACAGAAAATCTATCACGACCAGTTGAATCTAGATATATGGCATATCCACACAATAAGATACCAGTCATAATAATGAACCACCTTATCCAATCTATCATCATTCACTTCCTTACGCATTCCTGAATCTTTATTTCCAATGCATCAATTCTCTGTTTAGAAGTAACAGTTGTATCAAGAACAAACCAGATTAATATTCCCGCTACAATGAATCCAAACACTTCAAAAAAATATTTCATTATCACTCACTCCATCTCAGTCACTTAATTTAATTCTTATATATTTTACATAAGCAGGTAATTTACTTATCTCATAAGTTACATCTTCTCCATATTCTTCCCCTTTTATGATTGCTTGATTAATGTTGACCTCTTTTCCGATTAAATCATTTGGATCTTCTCCATCAAAGTAGTCCGTTACCTCATCAGGAATTTCAATATCAGCTTTTTCGCATGCATCATATACCTTTTTCATCTTATTAAATTGTTCATCTTTATCTATAACCCCGACCACACTTAATGTCATACCCATATCACTCACTCCTTTCAATTTTTCTATCTTCTGTTAGCTTTTCAAGATACTTAAGGCAGTGTACAGTTTCATACCTTATATGTATTTGACCCTCTAGGATATGCCCGATAGTATCATTTACTCTATACATTAAAGTTACTAAAACTAGTTGAAATATTAGTATCACAATAAGAATTACTATATCCAAATCACTCACTCCATCTTGAATAGGTCATCTTCTTCTTTGGCTTACTTTCATCAATCACAACACACCTAACTGTATCATGCGGATGCTTATTGTTTTTTTGTCTGTCATTCAAGCTTCCAGATCCTTTTTCCTGAAGATGGAAAGGAATCGCGCTTTCTATAAGCTCTACATCTCTATCATGATACAAATCTTCTGGCAATTGCATAAAAGGCTCCGCCTCTTCATCGTTCAAATCGCTATAATGAGCGAAATGACTAAACTCTTCTTGCCTTCTTTGTACCTGCACTTTGAGAAGCTCAGCTTGAATGTAATCAAGTCTATCACTAAGACCGGTATTGACTGGTGGAATGAAAGCAATAGGAGTAGAGCATGGAATCAATGGCTTAACATTTTGGCGAACCATCTGAATGGCTACAGTCTCTCTTCTTCCAAAAGTATTCTTATTAGGTACGTGAGAGATTTTCCCTTGTTTGTTAGCGGTTATCAGTAATTGTTTCATGTTTTATCCTTTTGGTGTTGATGGTGATGATTTTAATGCAATCGTACGGTAAGTGTTTTTCGGAGTAGTTGGAGTCTCTGCGCCAGTAGGTTGTACAACACAGTCTGACGGATGCAACTCTACTCGGAGACCCGTAGCAATAGTGGCATAAGCAAGAGTATTGGGAGAGGGGCCATTTCTATCTCCCTCACTCTTCATGGTTCTCATTAATGCTTTAGAGAATATAAGCTCATTCATACTGGGAGTAGAATCAGAATGCGGTAATGATTGCGACTCCGCTTGTACCTTAGCATCTGTCTCTGTTTCCTTCATTTCTTTCCTCTCATTTTTAAACGTTTCTTCCGCTGGTTCATAATAACCACTACTACAGGCAAAAGTTCTGGGCGTAGGTTGTGACATTGTTGAAACGACAGTAGAGGCTTCAGAGATCTGCTTTTTATCCGATTGCTGTTCTTCTACATCTTTATCTTTATTGGAATGGAGATTATCAATGTCTACAATACATTTTTTAATAGTATAGATATAGTCCAGTTTAATCCTCATATCATATAAATCTTGCATCTGAATGCCGCTAAGAACATCTCTATTGAATGCCAATAAAGAATCAATCTCTGCCGTTATATCTTCAATGTTACCTATCATGTCAACCTCCAATATCTGAAAAAGAATACATATTGACACAATGCACACAATTGTCAATACTGTATTGTATGCAGTATCAACTGAATTGGAATGCCTTTGTTGAAGAAGCAAAGCAGAGACGTAAGCAGCAGAATATCTCGCAAAGTCATCTAGCTATGCTAGTAGGCATTAGTACTCCTACTCTTATTAGATTTGAGAAAGGAAAGAAGAATATTCGGTTATCAGTGGTTTTAAAGATATTACGCGCATTGGGAATGTCGGAGAGCATATGAAACAAATAGTGGTTTTAAATAGGTCATGGAACATCGTAGGAGATGTCGAAAGAGACGGTGATTTTTACTTAATCACTAATGGTAGTGTTATCAGAAGATGGGGTACTACAAAGGGGTTAGGAGAGCTTGCAATGAATGGTCCTTTGAAGGAGACTGTCTTAGATCCTGTTCCTCTTATAAAGGCTCATCGAGATCAAGTAATATTTACCATGGATTGTGAAGAATCAAAATGGAAATAATAATAGGATCTGGAGTCGAAAGAGATCAATGGGGAGATGGATTTGGGTATGGAGAGTTTTATGGCTATGCTGATGAAGAGAGCTATTACAGTGGCGGAGAATTCTATTCAGAATTTAATGATTTTATTGGATGGAGTTGTTTATATCCTCACGGAAATATAAATGGAGATAGCCATTACTATCGAGATATCGATGGTATTACAATACATTATTGTTAAGTTATAAAATGGAAATAATCATTGCTAATGACGGTCAAATGTCTTTCTCTCAGGGAAATTGCCTTGGAGATGGTCTTGGCGGAGGTCCAGATGAAGGTGGCTGTGATCACTGCCATGATTCTTTATTTGAATATTGTATGAAACAAGGTGATGGTCATTCCAGCCTCACTATTGAATATCCTGACGGATCTGGACATGGTTATGGAAGCGGTATATTCGGTAATGGCGATTGTATAATTTATTAGGAGTGAATTATGTTAGGTGGTTATGAAATTCATAAAGCAAAAGATAAAGTTGATCCAAAGCACCAGAAAGAGACTTTAACAATAGCGCAAGCCAGTACAGATCCAGATGCTGCAGCATCAAAGATAAAAGAACTAAAAGACCAGATGGCTAAATACATTGAAGATAGTACTGACTACTTTAAAAACGTATCTTCAAAAGAGGTAGGAAAAGAAAGAGTAAAATATCAACTAGATTATTTGTTTGGACTACGCTCAATCTTAGAATATGGAATCAATCCCGATAGTATTTTGAATACCGCTGTTTGGAAAGCGATAGCGAATATATTGAAACCATCACTGCCAGAGAAGTTCGTTCAGAGTTTAGGGAGATAATATGAAAAAAGACCATAAAGAGTTAATAGAGTTAATGAAACCACTTGTAGATTTTCTATCTAAAAATTCAAAACGAGATACAATTCCAGAAGAAGATAGGCTAGCTTATCAATTATATGAGATGCTTTCTCTGGGGTCAAATATTGTACTGCATAATAGTGAAAATGTTTCACCTTCTTCTGTAGTGAAAGCATTATGTATTTTTATTTCATATATGAAAAGCTCTCTTGCTGATAATCATGTTCCTAAAGAAGGACAGTTGATGTTTTTAGAAGCCATCAAAAGTCATGTTATACAACTGATTGAAGAGGAAAACCCTAATGCCAAAGAAATTCAAGATCCTATCCATTGACGGTGGTGGCGTCCGCGGCATAATCCCTGCACGTATCCTACAAGAGATAGAGGAGAAGGCAGGCAAGCCTATTTATCAGCTATTTGATATGATTGTAGGAACTTCTACGGGGGCGTTGATAGCGTTAGCCTTGACAAGACCGGTAAGTATCCCATTCATTGGATTTTTAGGAGATAATCTGGATGAACATGATGTGCTCCCAACTCAAATTGTAACAAAAATATATACTGCTGATTCCAAGGAAATATTTAAAAAATCAGTTCTTCAAGATATTAAGTCAGGATTCAATTTGTGGGGTCCAAAATATGACAGAAGTTCATATGATAAATTCTTATCAGAAACATTTGGTGATACTTTATTCAAAGACACAAAATGCAAAGTAGTTATCCCTTCCTATGATTTAATGAGGAACAAACGCATTATCTGTAAGTCATGGGAGAACTTCCAGAAATCTACCATGAAAGATATAGCAGGAGGAGCAACAGCCGCTCCTACGTATTTCTCGCCAGTAAATATACAAGAATTTTACTTAAATAGGGATGTTATTTCCGGTACAACTTATAACTATTCCCTCATAGACGGCGGTATCTGGGCTAATAATCCAGAACTTATCGGAGTTTATGAAGCTTTAGCTCTAAATCCAGAACTTAAGAAAGAAAATATCTATATTCTCTCCCTTGGTACAGGCGATGTGCAACTTAAATCAGATGCTTCTAAGCTTCAAAATGCTGGCATCATTGATTGGCTTAAATCAGGCCTTATCAACATGATGATGGAAACTGAGTCCGAATGGACAGCGACTGCTATCAAAGAGATATATCCTAACATGGTTCGTATTGAGCCTTATCTGCCATCTACATTAGGCGCATTCGATGATGCTTCGGATGAGAATCTAGAAGGATTGTTGAAGATAGCTGAGCGCTATATAGAGAATAATCCTAACGAGATTAAAGGGATAGTGGAGAGTTTAACATGAGCGATACAGAAGAAAAGATATGCTTATTTTCTAAGGAATGGATTTTAGAACAAGTTAAAACTGAATGTAAAATAAATCCAGAATGTGAAATTGAAATTAAAAACATGCAAAATGAATTTGGCGAAATTATTCAGAGATTTCTTAAGCGCTATCACGAGAATGAGCGAGACACTAATAATGCAGAACAGATTAAAGGGATAGTAAAGAGTTTAATATGATAACTGATATAAAGCCTACTGGATATAATGTTGCCATAGAAATTATTGGAAAAGATAAATATCCCGATTCATCAAAATTAATTAAAACAAAATCAAATGTAGAACTATCATTAGATGAAATGGAACTCGAAGGATATATTCTTGGAATTGTTCGTGGGATAGGACCAAGCGCATATGGTGAGCTATACGATCGATATCCTGAACTTAGAGCCAATATAGGAGATTTTGTAATAGTATATAAGTATCTTTTCCCTATGAAATTTCTGGATGTTCCTATTTTAGGAAGTATGCAAGAGAAGATATTGGATTATTCAGGCATTTCTTTAATGATCGTACCTGATACAAATGTTGTTCCAATTGAAAATCCGTTTCCTAGTAGCTCAGAGGTAGAGTAGATGCCTGTTAAGCATTTGGTCATGGGTTCGATCCCAATCTAGGCAGCCAATATCACTCTTTAATCCCTCTTTAACATATCAAACAATCTCTTAGCCGTCTCTTCCGCTATCCTGCGCTCATCTTCTCTCGTTAAAATTCTCTGACGTTTAAGCTCAGCATCATAATCACTACACATTAAATTTATGTTTTGCATTAAAGGGAGCAATGTATTATCTACATTAGCTAATAATGGCTCTAGATGCTTTGCTTTCTTTCCGTCTGGGTCTGACAATAATGGATGGTCTTGAAGGGTTTCTATTTCAGCTCTGCTAAATAATGATGCCCCTTCCTTACCAAACGATAGCTCCTTAAATGACCGAAGCTGTTCGTTATACTCATCCTGCTCAGCTTTGCGATGCTCTATTGGCCTTTCGCACAGTATTAGATCTTTGTATAGATAATGTTCAATAGCTCGGACATTAGGATTTGGTGTCATGGTTGAAAAAGCCCAATACTGGGACAATTCTGGATGTCTATTATCAGAAACACTTTTCCAATGAGTCCCTGGAAGCTGAAATGGTCCTATAGGCTCCAATTTATCGCCCACTACAGAACCACGAGGACACAATTTCATTTGCTCTATCCAACAATACTCATATCCTTCTGGTGGAGTTAGTTTAAGCTGTAGTGGATTCTTTTCCTCTGGCATAAGTCGAGGAAATGCGTTTAGAGTTTCTTGCGAAAACGGAACAATTGGATCTGAATTATAATCTTTGATAAATTCCGTTCTCAATTCTCCATATGTTTTACCATTAAAAATATTCTCGTCAAGTTCTTGTTCTTCTACTATGAGATGAATATTCCCGGTTCCATCTTGTGCCATTTCAATATCTTCTATCTCAAAAAATTCCTCAATATTTATATCACTGGCTTTGATATGAACAAGAACCTTATTGTCTCCTAAATGGTCACTGATACTTCCACGTACAAGTTGCGCTATCAATTCATCTAAAGTCATACTATCTCCTTATTTCGCCTTCTTAGCCCTAAACAAAATCATTCCATCTTTTTTTAGAACGGGAAAATAGTATGCTGCAATATCACTATTAGGAGTGTTAATTTTATCAATCATATACTCAGCGTGCGGAACATCTTCTGGCATAGCGCTTTCTAAATGATTTAATCTCAATCGATCACCTTTCCAAAAATCAGTATTTATATTTTGTATTATTTTTTCTAAAGTCTCACCCCCTATCCACCAATATCTATACTCTTCTGTTTCATATGCTGTTTCTTGTAAATCACTCCTACGCCTATAGAGTACTTCCATATCGGATGGATTCTTATACCTATGAAATTCTATTGCAAGTTGTGTATATTTTTCATCTACATCTATAAGATCTATTGATTTTATTCCCTGTTCCCATCGGATATCATATTCAGTATGTTTTTCAAATCCCATGATAGTAACGTCAAACTTTAATCCACAATTAACGCATTCATATTCATATCCAAGCTCACATCTTGATTTTCCGTTCTGTATGAATGTTTCACACTTACATCGAAGACATCCTACCATCATACCCCCTTATCATCCTCACGCCTAATCCATTTAACTAAACAATCCATATCACAAAAGTCATATTCAGGATAATTATCAGTACTCATACCGACTGTAACGCCCTCCTGACCAAACCATCTTTTCTGATAACTTAAATGTAAGCGGGTAATATACCGTCCTTCCGAATAACTTATATATTTCTCACAGGCATCACAAGTAATAACGGTAGGCGTCACTTTCTTCATCTTATCTCCTTAATTAGTTGGACACTCGCTTGCTAATATAGACAACATTAATCTTGCTGCTTCTTCGATAGAATATGAAAATATACAGAAGCACCCAACGGGTGTATGTGGATATAGCTGCATCGTTACCAATCTATTTTCTTTCTTACATTGCAAAAATACTTCTTCTTTCGTTTTTTCACTATCACAGTCGTAATGAGAGTGTTCTATAAAGTCTTCCATTGATTCATAATTAAGTAGATTAGGATTAATATCAAATGTAAAATGACCTCCCCATTCCGTCTGAGCCCTTATATCATCTATTCTGGCTAAAAGCTTCTGAAAGTTCTCCATATAACTATACTCCGCGAAAGTATCACCTTCGATATGTCAATATCCTATCATAACCACCTTGCATCATTGCAATACGGTTCTCGGATAGCAATATTCCTCCAATAGGGCCGCTAGGTAAGGATTTCTTACGTACTCCCCTCTCGCACTGCATCCACATTGCTTTCGTTTAACCTGACGCAATCAATTGCGTTCTTGATAAGGCTTAGATGCTTCTTAGCGACTTGTGTCGTTTTCTTAGCATCTGGCCTAAAGGTTCTGAGCGTAGCGACTTCTGTTTCCCCAATTGTAGGGATAGGATAATCATCCTTCTTTACTCTTGCCATATCATTGCCTCCTATAACGCTTGCCCTTTTCATGAGCATGACTTGCAAATAGCCGCCAGGATTAGTGACATTCTTTTGCTTGTTCATTAACTCAAGCTCGTGCACTATCTTATCATATCCTAATCTATTTAACCATCCTATGGTGTTCTTCTTATAAAACCCTATGGTGCTTAGTTGCTCTATCAGAGCTTGTTCCTGTTCGTTAATCTTCACTTCATCATAATCATGATCATTGATTTGTATTAATGATCTATTAGGGGGCACAGAGCTAGTAGCCCCCCCTGTCACCTGGCTAGTAGCCCCCCCTATCTGAGATAAGTTATCAACAGACTTATCCACATGGTTATCCACAACCTTTGGGGATAACTTGTGACTACACTGAATCATATCTAGATTGATTCGATATTCCGTCGCTTCATGGTTTGCAAAATCAGCATCTTTTACTTTAATTAGATAACCTAATTTTTTAAGAGCTTGAGTAGATCGAATTGCTTGGCTATTACAACATCCCAGATCTTTGGCTACTGTACTCATGCTAGGGAATACATTAGTTCCATCTTCTGTTGCATAGCTTGCTAACACCATCAATGTACATTTTTGATGGCAAGATAACTTATCATTTAGACTGCGATCCGATAGGATCCTTTTCATTAATAAAAAACTCATACTTCACTCCTGTGATACAACTGTCGTTCCATCAATCCCCAGATATCTATTTATATAACTTATCGAATTCCAAAAATAACACAAAAAAATCTTGCATATGTTTTTTGGAAATGATAAAAAAAGAATACCTATTGATCGGGTTCATTCCAAAAAAAACGGTTAATGGGGTTTGTTAAGTTAGGTTACATAGATAAACCTCCTTTTCCTTCTTCTTTGCTATCACTTCCTTTAGTGATATTAAGATTAGGGTTATGGTTACGGGTTACTGTTAATGATCTAACTTGGTCGCACAAGACAAACAAATAACTGAAAATGCATGCAAATAAGTTAATCTTACTTGTGTGCATTTTTTTTAACTTCATCTTCTTACCCTTTTAAACAAAATTTAGGGACCCTATAGGCTACCACTACTAATTTTCGGTGTAAAATCTCGATCTTTATTTTTATTTCCTAGTGTATATTCGCGTAACTAAGCAAGCGACTATCCAACTATTTACATTTCTCCGTTTATACTCTACCATTTTCTCTTGAGACTGGAAGTGGGTTCGTGATTTGGTTCGGCCCGTTCTGAATTGCTTTCTACTGCTTCTATCTCGTGGATACTCTATGACAGTGTATTAATTTTTTATCCTTCAATGGGATTAATGCGCAACCTCTTCATAAAGTATCCTATTAGGGGAGAGCAGTTTTCTTAAGCTTTATCTAGGGGACTGCTCACTTCTTTATCTGCTGTAGAAACACAAGGCTTAGTGTTTCTAGATACAAGGATCGTTTGGGTGGCTGTTTCCCCATTTAATACATTTGAACCTCAAATGCCCGGGATGCAACCGGAAGGGCAAGGTTTACCCTTTGATTTACCACCTTTCAATCCAGAAGAAGCTCAAGCAGAAGCGCCTCCTGAACAACCAGAAGATTTCCACGCCAATCTAGCGGAGGCCATGGATAGCGGTACGCTATCAGGTCTTGCCGCAAGACTCTTAGAGAATATAGAGAATGATGATAACGCCAGATCTGACTGGCTAAAAACGATTAACCTAGCCATGAAATATCTTGGCTGGAAAGTAGATGAATATAAAAGTATCCCGTTCTCTTATGCCTGCTCAGCTTACGATACCTCTCTCTCTATAGCCCTTATCAGCTCCTACTCCACTGTCTATGCAGAACTCTTTCCCGCTGCGGGTCCTACTCGCTCTGAGATTATTGGAATGCCAACTCAGGAAGTAGAAGACCAGGGGGATAGAGTCAAAATGTTCATGAATAACTTTTTGACGAACATTAACCGAGATTACTATCCAGACTCTAAAGGATTAGTGCTTTATACCATCTTTTGTGGGAGTGGATTTAGAAAGGTGTATCAAGACCCTATTCTGAACCAACCTGAAGCCAAGTTCATTAAGCCCCAAGATTTTATCGTTAATCCTAATACGACAAGCCTCATGTCTGCCGATAGGATGGCTCATAAAGTCTATTACTCCCGTAAGGATGTCATTCTTCGTCAGATGAACGGAGATTTCTTAGAAGATACGTTGCCTGCCATCATTGAAGAAAATCAGATGGATAAGAAGACGCTGACTAAGACTATTCAACATATTGATGGGGTTAATCCAGAATCCACTGAGAACAAGAACTTATTCACGTTCTATGAAGTCCATGCGGATTTAACGGATAAGGATATTAGTTCGGGTCGAATGAGCGGGACGGATGAAGGGGATGAATTACCGAAACCTTATATTTTAATGATTTGCGAATCAACCAAGAACATTGTCTCTATAAGAAGAAATTGGAAAGAAGGAGACGCTATATATAAGCGCAAGGAATATTTTGTCGCTTATATGTATTTACCCGGTTTTGGCATTTATGGAACAGGATTGGCCCATTTAATGGGGTCGAATGCCATAGTCTTAAGCAATGTCTTAAGGCAACTTATGGACGCAGGGACGCTCAAGAATTTCCCAGGGGGACTGCAGGTCGCTGGGTTGAAGATTGAGACGAACGATATTGCGATAGGCCCCAGTGAATTTAGGGAGATAGAGACTGGTGGATTGCCTATTCAGCAATGCGTAATGCTCATGCCGTATGCGGAGCCATCCACGGTATTGATGCAGCTTAGAACGGACTTAATGCAGCAAAGTGCCAAAAATGGAATGGCCGCTGACAATCAAATCCCTGAAAGCAATATGAATGCCCCAGTTGGGACAACGTTAGCGTTATTGGAAGTCGCTAATCGTGCCCAATCGACGGTGTTGCGGTCTTTCAGGAATTCATTAAGTCATGAACTCAAGCTCTTGTTTGATTTGTTTGGAGAGCATCTCGAAGACAGGCCTTATCTCTTTGCAGTTCCAGGGAAGGAGACTGCGATTATGAGGAAGGATTTCAATAATAGGATAAGTATTGTACCTGTTTCAGATCCAAACGTCTTAACAAGCACACATCGCTTATTGCGCGCAGAAGGTATCTATAAGATAGCCGGAGCCGCTCCTCAGTTGTATAACCAACGTGAGGTTAATAAGCTGATGTTACATGCGATGAACGTTGACAATATTGATAAGTTATTAAAGCCGGAACCACAACCGGCCATGCTGGATGCGATAACGGAGAATATGTACGTTCTGCAAGGAAAACCTGTATTGGTCAATGTGCAACAAGATGACGATGCTCATATTCAATTGCACACTGCGTTTGCCCTGGAGATGAAGCAAGCGAATCCAGTAGCTTATGCGGCTATTATGGAGCATAACCAAGTCCATAAAGCCGCAAAAGTTGCAAAAATGTTAATTCAAAACCAAGTAAAACAACAAGTTCAACAACAAATGCAACAAAACCCCATGATGCATCCCATGTTCGCAGAACAGATGTCGAAACAGATTCACGATCAGGCCATGCAAAAGTTCTCTCAAATGCCAGTCCAGCAATTACTGATGGATATGCAAATACAAAATATGGTTGCCAAGATGGACGCTGAGGAATTAGCGAAACAGCAACAACAACAGCAACAAATGATGAAACAACAACAGGAAGTTCAGCAGGTACCGAACAAGATAATGATGGAAGACATTAAACAAAGACAAGAAGCGGCTCATCTTAAGAATGATGAGACGAAGTTAAAGGTTGAAGAAGATGCTTTCAAAGCGCAATTGCATTTTGAGAGTGAGAAAGCGAAATTGGAAGCGCAAAAAGACATGGCTACTGACAAACATTTAGTTGATTTAGCCATAGCAGAAATGAAACAGCATCCTAATCCTACAGCGAGGTATTAATCATGAGTGAATGGAGAGCAGGCTATCACGGAGACGATTCCATGAGAGCAAAAGCAGAAAGAATGTTCCGAGAAGAAAGTCCTGAAAGAGGCAGAGAAGTGCCTGGAAGTTATATGGCAAAAAGTCGAGAAAAAACTCGATTCTATGCCAAAGGTGGACATGTTCACTCTATGGAGAAATCACAACATGACATGAAAATTCCACGACGTGGAAAAACACCAAAGCTTAGCGTTCAGAACTTTGAAGAAGCAGAACGTATGAGACATGGTGGACGAGCTCGTCATAGAGCCGAAGGTGGTCAAATGGCCGAAGGTGGAGCGATGGCGGACGGCGGAGCAATGTCAGCAATGAAGAGGGGCGGTAAGTCTAAGAAACATCATTATGCAGATGGTGGAGCTGTACCTACTCTTTTACCGCAAATGCAAGATGCAATGATGCAGGCTGCAATGAATAGCAGATCTGACATGAAGCGAGGCGGAAAAGCTCGTCATCACTATGCAGAGGGTGGAAAAGTCCGAGATGAAGTTGATGGAATAGAAGTCGAAGTGAAACCAATGAGAAAAGGGGGTCATATGCATAAGAAATCTCATCGTAAAGCCGAAGGCGGAAAAATGATGGAAGGTGGCAGGATGGCAGAGGGTGGAAAGATGGCTGAAGGCGGATCTTATCGTAGAGGCGGTCATTCTCATAAAAAGCATCATAAAGCGGGTGGTGGAATGGTTGATGCTATTCAAGCGGATGCAGCCAGACGGCAGGCTGATGCCGCTAGCGGTATCCCTCAAATCGGTGTTTACAATCCTCAGATGCCCCGTATGAAACGAGGCGGAAGAACACGTCATAGAGCCGAAGGCGGACAGATGGCGGACGGCGGAGCAATGTCAGCAATGAAGAAAGGCGGTCGTTCTCACAAGTATGCAGCCGGTGGAGCTGTTCGAAATCATTATGGAAGATACGAAGCGGACATGATGGGTGAACATCATGGAGCGTCTAATCATTATCGAGATTACGTAGCAGACATGATGGGCGAACATGGTTGTCATGAGCCTGTCTCTCACCCACACATTGGGCGTTCTAAAGGAACTCCTTTTGCAGAAGGTGGTTATGCGATGGGTGGAGTCGGTAAATATCGTCATGGAGAAGCTACCAAGTCTGGTAAACAGATTGGACATGCTAAAGCTAAAGGGTCTCCTTTTGCATAATGTCGATGTTTAGTTATGCAGAGCAACTTCTTGAACGTCTGAGGGGTAGAGAAAAAGTGTATGAAGATACGCTTTTGAATACTGCCTTTCAGACGTTAGAAGAGCAGAAGATGGTCAAGGGCAGGAGAGATGGAATACAGGATGCAATCAAGATAGTTCTTCAATTAAACAAGGACTTTTTTGATTCAAAGACATTGAAATCGGAACTAAAGGAGAAGGAATATGAAGTTTACTGATAAAAGAGGACAAGGGCAAAAGAATTTTGTTATTCCAACAAAGAAATTAACGCCGGAACAAATCGCTCTAGATAATAAAAGAATGATGGAAGAACATCTGGAGTTTGTTAGGCAAGAAGAGTTGCGCCTTAGTGGAATGGAGGCGGCTAATGCAAAAAGTGTTGATAGTTTTAGATTAAGTTTTATTGAACCTTATGAAGAATCCGAAGCAATTCGTCAAATAGAAGAACTATTAGGATTTGAACGACCGCGTCCAACAGGCTATCACATTGCAGTTAAGATTTATGTCAGAGATGAGGATTGTGGAAAATTGTTTGATAAGGATGGAAAAGAGACTTTGATTTATGCGCCTCCTAAAGTATCCGCACATGACAAGTTTAGAAACTGTAGCGCATTGGTTCTTTCATTAGGAGACGATGCTTATAGAGATAGAAAGTTTTTAAGTGGTCCTTGGGTACGAGTGGGTGATTGGGTCGTCATCGCAAGAAATGGTGGACCTCAAGTGAATTATAGAGGCGTCCCGGTTACCTTTATTCCAGATGACAATATTTATTGTGTGATTTCAGATCCGACACATGTAACACGCGACTAATGGATTTTTATAACATTACGGAGGATGGATATGGCAGTAGAATATAGCAGAGAAATTAAGACTGAGAACGTTGATTCGCCAACAGTTGACAATCAATTTACGGAAGAAGATGTTCGGTCTATGAAAGGGGAAGAATCGGAACCTGATTATCAGGAACCCCAGGCAGAAGTCTACGAAGAGCCTGAGACAGAAAGTCAAGGACAGGAACAAGAAGAGACGCAAGAAGTCGTAGAGGAGAAGAGGAGATATCGAGATCCGGCAAAGAACCGTATCAACCAAATCCAGCGTCAGCGATATGCGGCATTGGACGAGGCCAATCGTCTTCGGGAAGAGAACGAAAGGTTAAGACGTCTAGCAACTATTTCTACAGAAACCGCTTCCAAACAATTTGAAGATAATGTTCTTCAAAGATTGGAGCGAGCTAAAAATCTTAAGATGCAAGCTTATGAGGCCGGAGATATTAAGGCTCAAACAGATGCTGATTTAGAAATGGCTGATGCGATGGCTGATTATAAATCTCATAATACTTGGAAGGCACAAGAGTCTTTAAAATCGCAAGAAAACTCTTATAACTCACAAGTTCCCATTAAACAAGGTCCCATTGTTAATGAACGAGAAGCGAGGGGTTGGATTGAGAGAAATTCATGGGCCAATCCTAATACTTCAGAGTTTGATAGAGATTTATTTCAAATAGCAGATAATGCCGCCTCTCAGCTTGATTTGTATTGTTATAAGAATGGACAAGCACATCTGATTCAATCTCCTCAATATTTTCAGGAGTTGGATAATTATATGGAACAGGCAAGGCAGCATATGGAATCACAACGACAATCTCATGGAAGGGGGCAAATACCGATGAAACAACCAATGCGGGGTGGAGTAACACCCGTTAGAGCCAGTAACAATGCGCTAGGCTCTTCCAAACAAAAAATGCAGTTAACTCAAGAGCAGAGAGATTTAGCTAAGTCTTTAGGCGTGACTGAAGATGTTTATAGACAAGAGGTATTAAGGGACATGAAAGATAGGCCAGAGAGATATAACAGAGGAGGTAGATAACATGGAAGTACCTGAAAGAACCGATCGCAAAAGTCGTTCCGATGATATGAGACGAGCAAGTGAGCGAGAAGCACAGTTGAGAAAAGGATATCAAATGCATGGAAGAGATCCATTTTATATCCCCAAAGAGAAAATCCCAGAAGGATGGGAATATGTATGGGGTCGTATGAGTTATGATGGCGGTCGCCCCGATATGGCCCGCGAACTAGAACTCAATCGAACCGGATGGACACCCGTCCCCCCAGAACGACATCCCGACTTGGTCCCAAAAGACTATACTGGCAGAATAAATCAGTCAGTTAGTTGTATCCAGATTAATGGTCTTCTCTTATTAGAGAGGCCTGAGATTTTTGGAATTGAAGATAGGGCTCGTCGAGAGGCGATGAATGACAACCTGGTAGGTTCTATTAAGGGGTTGAAGAACTTCTTAGGAGAAGAGAATGTTCCAGGCTTACGCATTAATAGTAAGGTGGACTTTACTCAAGAACGGGGAGTCATAGGACGACGAGTGTTAGGTCCCAATAGCTTTTAATTAAATGAGGCAAGCGATTTATATTGTTTGCCTTTTTTATTTTTATGCTATCATAGTGTCAAGTTGGATACTAACCAGCTTAGAGTGTACCAAATCTCTATAAACTAAGGTAGCGGTAACCATACCTCCATCGTGTTCATGCACGTTAGACCATTAGGCGGACCTGAGCCTTTAAACGGTCGGGCAGTGACGCCCAGTAGTAATTAAATGGATTTAACGAGGTAGTAACATGAGCAATGGTACGGGTTATAACGCTCCACGCGGGCTGATTCCTAGACAATATTTAAACGGTTCTCTCTACACAGGTCAAACTTCTCCTTACAACATAATTTCTGGCTTAGCGGCCAATATAGCCACTGGCGATCCTGTTTATTGGGATAACGCGACTGGCGGTATTACATTAGCAACCGCTGGGTCTACCCATCGAATACTTGGTTCATTTCAGGGTGTTAGATATACCGACACATCTGGAACGGTTCAGTTCCTTCCTAATTGGGCTTCCGGAACTGCAACATTAGGTTCAATACCTGCTCAAGCTTTTATAACTGACGATCCATTTATTCTATACGACATACAAGTCGCATCAGGCGCAGGTGGAACAGTTGCTGCACCGTCTATTTTGATCGGAAACCTCGGATTAAACATGAATCTGAACGTAGCCCAAGGAACAGCTTATAACGCTGTTGCTGGTGTTGTTCCTGCTTCAAATCCTGCGGCTGGAACTCCATTGAATGGTCAATCCGTTTGGTATTTGGATTCCAACGTAGCACCTGCTGCGGACGCAACCTATCAAGTGACGCTCATTCGATTTACCCCAGTTTCTGGAAACATTTCAGGGCTAGTTTTTAATAACGTTCTATGTCTTATCAACATACATGCGTTTAGGGCTGGCGTAGCTGGGTTTTAAGGTTTTTTAGGGCAGTGAAGCCCGTAACGATTAAAAGGAGTTTTTAAATGGCAATTAACACAACTCAGATAGCGTCACTTTTGCGACCTGGTCTGTCTGCGGTGTTCGGTGATTATCCATTCTACCCAAGTCAATGGTCGGAACTGTTTGAAGTTTACGAATCTGACAAGGCAGTAGAATACGAAACCGAAATGAGAATGCTGGGATTAGCTAGTATTCGACCCGAAGGTTCGCCTACTGAGTCCGACATTATGGGACAACGCGTAATCTCGACGTACATCAATCGTTACGTCGCATTGCAGTTCCAAATAACTCGTGCTGCTGTAATGGATAACCTGTACAAGACGAAATTCCCATTGATGGTAAAAGCTTTGAAGAAATCGATGGCACAAACGAAAGAAGTTTTGGGTGCTGCCATTTTCAACAATGCCTTTAGTTCTTCATTCCCTGGGGGAGATGGTGTTTCTCTCTGTAATACAGGTCACCCAATTGATACGGGTGTTTATGCAAATAAACCATCCGTTGATGTGGACTTTAATGAAGCTTCACTTGAAAGTGCATTGATTACCACTCAACAGTTCAAAGATCAAGCGGGTCTCATTGTGATGACGAAAGCGCAGAAGTTGCTTGTGTCACCACAAGGTCAATTTGTTGCGGAGCGCGTTTTGGGTTCTGCGTTCAGAACGAACACTCCCAATAATGACGTGTCAGCTGTCTACAATGGTTCGTATCTTCCAAAAGGCTGGGTTTGTAATCAGTACCTAACAGCAAACAATGCTTGGTTCTTGGTCACTGATGCAGTTGACGGACTAAAACATTTTGTTCGGGAAAAGATTGAGACTGACGTATATACCGATTTCCAAACTGATAATCTTTTGGCCAAGGCAGTCGAACGCTATTCCTTCGGGTGGTCAAATCCACGTGCGGTTTACGGAAGTAATGGTCCTTAATTTGATGAGTGGGTTATAAATTGTAACCCACTCAAATTGACTTACCTTATAAGGGGTATATGTAATGGCACAGTTACTAAATTTTAATACGCCAGACACACGCACTGCTTCAATATTAATTGGAGATCCGGTTCAGGCAACCGCTGGTTCGCCAGACGGTCTGCCCACCATGACAGCTTCAGCTGGCGTAAACGTCTCTGCCTGTATTGAACTTCAATCAGTTACCTCTGCACTCTTGTTAAGTCGAATGACGACAACGCAGATGAATGCCATTGTTACTCCTTCTAATGGGATGTTGATTTACAACACCACAACCAATCTCTTAACTGCTTATATAAATGGTGCATGGACCGCCGTTGAATCTGGTGGAGCAGCTCCAACATTTACCACTGTAACCAGCGGTTTAGGAACCGCAGCGGCTCCTAGCTACACATTCACAGGTCGTACAGATGTAGGGCTCTATAGTAGCGCTGCACATACACTTGATTTAACTGCTAACGGAACTCGTCAAGTATCGATTATAGGTACAGCGGTAGCCGTTGATTACCTGACAATTGCTGGTGGTGCAGCCGCATCAAATACAGTAACGATTGCTGCTACTGGTACAGATGCAGCGGTTGGCATTACCTTTACTCCAAAAGGAACCGGAGCGCTTTTAAATGCCGTCGGTGCGGTTGCAACGCCAAGTTATGCGTTCACCGGAGATCTGGGTGCTGGCATGTGGCACAGTGCTGCCAATACATTGGACTTCTCTGCTAATGCGGCTAGACAATTACAACTGATTGGAACTGCCGTTGCCGTTGATTACCTCACAATCACCGGTGGAGCAACTGGAACAAATACCGTAACCATTACCACAGCGGGTACCGATACAAATATTAGTCTCACCTTAACCCCTAAGGGAACAGGCGCTCTCTTAAATGCTGTAGGAGCTGTTGCAACGCCAAGTTATGCCTTTACCGGAGATGCTGGTAGTGGTATGTGGCAAAGTGCTGCAAGCGTACTTGATTTTTCTACGACTGGCGTACGTTCATTCCAGATAACAGATACATTATCATCCGTTAACTGGGTATCCGTGACGGGTGGCGCTACTGGAACAGGGCTTTCAACCGGTGTTGGATTTACTGCGAATGGTACTGATACGAATATTGATATTAGTGTTACGCCTAAGGGAGCGGGCAACCTCTCTGTTAGAGGTGCCACCACTGCTGGTTCTATTGCTTTATGGAACCAAGCTAATACGTTCCAAACAATCATTTTAGGTGCGGCAGTTGCTTCAAACCTTACTTGGACATGGCCTCTTACAGATGCAACGGTTCCAGCGGGCGCTACGACAACCGCGATTCCAATGTCCTCAAACGCTGCTGGTGTTCTCTCATTCTCGAATACTGGATTAATCTATGCTACCGGCACATTAACCGCCGGCAATATTAACAGCATGTTTACGACCGGTATTCAGTTGATAGCAACCCCTGGTTCTGGAAAAGCGATTATTGTTCAAAACTTTATTTTAGAAATTATTGGTGCAACAAGCTTTGCTGCCGGTGGTGTGGTTTACCTTAACTATAGCACCACAGGTCATGGTACTACTTTAGCATCACAGATTATGCCGGTAACCGCTGTCACAGCGGCGAGCTCTAATAATACGATTGCCAGCGCATTGGGAATGATTAGTAATACGGTCACTCCAGCTGCTGAAGGTGTTCAATTGGTTAGTACTTCAGTTGCTAATCAACCTGTTTGCATCACTAACGCCACTCAATTGTTTACAACCGGTACAGGAACAGCTAACTGGTATCTTTGGTACATGATTGTTCCAGTAACATAATAGGAATCTTTAACTTAGGAAATAGGAGATATATATGGACAGTATGATTCAGAAGATTGAATCGCACATTAAGACTTTGCAAGAAACGTTAGACAAACAAACGTCTAGGGTTAGTGAATTGGAGAGAGAGAGAAATATTGCTATTGCAGATATTCAAAAATTGAATGGTGCCATTGTTGCGTATCAGGATTCCGTTAATCTTATGAAAGGTTCTGTTTCAGAGCTAGACCTGAAAAAGGTTCCGCCAGTTGTTGAACCTGAAGTAGTAGAGGGTGAAATCGTCTAAATGGCAAGACCAACAGTTTATACATGGCCAGCAGCAGTAACTACAGCCGTTTGTTTGGCACAAGGCAAACTTGCTGCGGGTAATCTTATTATCAATGGTACGTTAGCTGTAACGGCTAGTGCACCCGATGCAAATGCTGTTACTCCTTATGCTATTTGGCCCGGTATATCCAGAACGGTTAGTTTGACTACCGGTGGTGGCGCTAATTTAAGCGGTGTCAATTTTACGATTACTGGGACGTATAAAGGAGCTGCTCAAACTGAGACGCGTGTTGGTCCCAATAATAATACGGTTTACACAACCGCATTATTTGATACGGTTACTTCTGTTAGTATTGATGCAACCTTAGGAGGCGGCAATACCGTTTCTGTTGGAAGTGGTACGACCGGTCAAACACAATGGTTCGAATATAATCATAACGCATCTGTTTGCGCGATGATGGTAGCCGTTATTGTCACTGGAACTATTAATTATACGTTTCAGGGAACGTTAGATCCTGTTGGTCCTCAATTTGCTACACCTAATACATTCCAACCAATCTATACCATGATTAGCCAAACGGCGAGCGAAGCTTTGCCATTGGGTGTCTATGCGGTAAACGTTAGCGGTGGAACAGATAGTCCTATTTATGCACCCACCCCTGTTAAACATTGCAACGTTCTTATTAATTCAGCAACGAATGGAACATTGGTCGCAACCTTTTTACAGCAAGGAGTGACTTAAATGACAAGCCGAGCTAAGAAAGAATACATGAAGGAATGTATGGCTGAAGGCGGAATGGCAGAGGGCGGAAAATGGATCCAAGGAGCCATTAAACATCCCGGAGCCCTTCATCGTAAACTACATGTTCCTAAAGGTGAAAAGATTCCTGCTAAGAAACTTGCAAAAGCCACGCATTCTAAGAATAAAACCTTACGTAAAGAAGCGATATTGGCTCGCACATTAAAACGTCTACATCATGGATAGAGAAGGATGAGTAAAAGTGACTACATCTGGTACCTATGCATTCTCCTCACCACAAAGTGTTGAGTTAATCGAAGACGCTTTTGAGCGTATAGGTATTCCTAGTTCTCTTCTTGAAGGCCAAAAGATAAATGCAGCTAAGCGATCGCTTAATTTCATATTAAGTGATTTAGTCAATAAAGGCTTAAACCTCTGGACTGTTCAACAGTTCATGTTAAACCTAGTCCCTAATCAAGCCTCTTATACGATGCCACCTAATACGATTCGTGTATTAGAAGCAACCATCAGACAATCTCAACGCAATCTTGGCGGTACTCCATTTACCTCTGCGGGGGGTAATGCGGCTAATGCTTTTGATAATAATCCAGCGACGGCTTGCACTCAAACGGCCCCTAATGGATATATCAGTTATAACTGGAATACCGCTTCTTATACGATTGCGCTCGTGGGTGTTCAATCTAATGCGACATTAACGTATACGCTGGTATTTGAATACTCTAATGACAATGTGAATTGGTTCCAAGTGGGTTCTGCTCCGGCTCAAACCTATACGGTTGGTCTTATTACGTGGTTTGTTGTAACAACACCCACTAACGGAGCGTTATTTAGAGTTCGTGAGACGGGTGGGTCGACGTTGAATGTTCAGGAGCTTTTTTTTAATACAGCTCTCACTGATTGGATTATCACTCCATTGTCTCGTTCTGAATATGTGTCTTTGCAGTATAAGAATCAGACGGGGCGTCCTACGAGCTTCTATTTAGATAGACAGATAGTGCCTATTTTGAACGTATGGCCTGTGCCAACCCCTCAATACAATAATTTGTATTTTACGGCGACTCAAGCGATTCAAGACATTGGGCAGTTGACGAATAATCCTCAGGTACCGGCCAGGTTCTTAGAATCTATTACTGCGATATTGGCATATAACTTAGCCGTAAAATATAGCTTGCCTATGGACAAGATTCAGATGTTAAAAGCATTAGCAGATCAAGTAATGAGTGCTGCTAGCAAGTCAGACATTGAGAAGGTACCGCTTAGAATTTACGGAAACTATCAAGGATGGTCTGACGTATGACGTGGCGTCCGCATGGCAAACATGTACAAATTGACCCGAGCTCTCCGAGAGGCCTTGGAATCTGTGATTACACAGGTTTTGTGCATATGCATAAGGATTTGGTACGTCAGATGGAATGGCGTGGAAACGCTTTGATTTGGACGGGACTTTATGTAGGGAAAGATTATGCAGATAAGCCTAATGAGCAGAATAGGCCGCCTATATTGCCACCAGACCCGGTTCCCTTCCTATTCCCTCGTCCTCAGCAGACAACCAATATTACTTGGAGTTCAGGTCTTGGATTGCCTTGGAATCAATTGAATGAATATACCTGGGGAACTTGGGGAACCATTATTGATGGTGCTCCGGCACCTAATGGAAACATAAGGCTTCAAAATTTGCAACAGACTAATTTTATGGGTACAACATGACAAATTTAGTTCTTAAAGACCCAGAGCAAACCTTTGGGGACGTAATAACTCTTACCAATAATGGTCAAGGGCTAACTCCTGCTCTCTCTAATGTTCAAGACGGTCTTGGTAATAATAGCACCATGCAATTAGCAACGACTTCCGTGAACTTTAATCGATCCGGCGCTAATACTTTTCAATTAGATGGGACTGCTGTAACAGCCCCTGTCGTCAGTATTAATTCTATGTGCGCAACAGTACCGACATTATTACCTTTAACGGCAGACCCCGCAGGCGCAAACGGCATGATTTATTACAACACAGCCACTAATCATATACGAGTTTACGTAAATGGTTCTTGGCAGACTTTACTATAGGAAAATATTATGGCAATTAATTTAATTTCTGGCGGAGTAGTTCCAACAGCCTTCCTTATCGGAGACTATGGTCAAGCGCCTGGTGGCTCTCCTGATTCAGTAGCCACCATAACGCAAGCAGGCGGAAAAGCCGTCTCTGCTGGATTAGAAATCCAATCAGTTCTTGGTGGATTGTTATTGCCTCGCATGACAACGACCCAACGTAATGCCTTAAATGCAACGAATGGGTTGATGGTTTACAACACAACCAGCGATACCTTCGATGTCTATCAAGCAGCCGCTTGGACTCAAATTACTAATACATTTGATACCGCTCAGTTCATATTAGGTACTGCAAATGCGACATTCCCTAGCGCTCAAAGTTTAGGCGCTCTTACAACAGGGCTTTTAAAGAATACCGTATCCGTAAGCGTCGGTACATTAAGCAAAGCCGTTGCCGGAACGGATTATTATTCGCCCGGTAATCCCACAACAATCATTGATACAGGAAGCACCCCAACAACTGACAACCTCTTTGTTGGTACATCTTGCGGTAATATTTCTGCTACTGGAATTCAAAACACGGCCCTTGGTGTCAACTGCTTAACCGGAATCACTTCTGGAAATAATAACGTATGCATTGGATATCAAGCCGGAATTTCTATTCTTGGGGTCAGCAATAATGTTTTAATCGGAACGCAAGCGGGGAAAAATGTTGTTAGTCCTGCAAACGTATTAATTGGTTATCAATCTGGGGAATTAATAGCTAACATCGGTGGTGGAAACGTAGGCGTTGGATATCAATCATTGGTATTAGCAACGAGCGCTCTGGATACAGTCGCTATAGGAGGAAGCGCTGGCGCCCTTCAAACAACCTATACTAATTGCACATTTATCGGGGTTGGCACTGATGCTTCTGTGAACAATCTTACAAATGCGTCAGCCATTGGGGCTTTTGCGTCTGTCGCCATCAGTAACGCAATGGTGTTGGGGAATAATGTCAATGTGGGAATAGGAACCTCTTCGCCTTCAGAATTTTTACACGTTTCTGGTGGTAATATTAGAATCGACAGCGCCAACTCCTTAAAGCTTTTTAATGCTGCGAGTACTTTTTTCTCTGCCCTTAAGAGCGCTAATGTTGGTTCAAACATTACCTGGACATTACCATTAACAGATTCTGCGAATTATCTGAAATCAGATGGTGCGGGAACACTTTCTTTTGGAGCCATAACAACCTTAAGCACAGTAAGTGGCGTTGCTCCCTTCTCTGGTGTGATAGCAAACTATGCATCAACCTATACTACTGGAACAGCTAGCCAATCAACGACCACCATTACGGGATCTGGCACGACATTTACAGTCGCAATGGTAGGAGGCGTCATTGTATTTGCTAATGGCACTTATGGGTTCATTACTGCCTTCGGAACTACGACATCGCTTACGGTCGACAGTTCCCAAACTGAAGCGGGTCAGGCCTATACGATTTATTACAACGGTCTTATCTCTGACAATCTAGGAAATGCGGGTGCTAACAACTTGTACTTCAACGGAAATGGTATTGCCTCTTATGTTCCAGCACCGCTCAACTACTATGAGACAGCCGTATTAAGTGGTAACTGGACAGGGCCTGTCACTGTTGCTGGCAATGTGTATCTTACGAGAGTTGGAAACGTTGTCACTGCGAGAATTCAGAAGGTAAGCGGAACGAGCGGCAGCACTACCATGTGGACGTTTGGTGTTCTCGTTCCGGCAAGATTTTTGCCCACAACAAATGCGAATGGAGATTTATTCTTTCCCTATGTGGCTTCTTTGAATGCCGTTATATCAATATCGGTCATACGTCTTTACACTCAAACCGCAACGATTGGAACGTTGATCGCAAGTTATGGGTCTAATGATCTTGGTAATTTTACTAGCGGCCAAGCATCGGTTATTGAAGAATCTGCGATTTCATGGGTGGTTCAATAATGGCTATTAATTTAGTTTCATACGGAATAGAAAATACTGCGTTCTTAGTTGTTGACGCTGGTCAAGCACCGCGTGGTTCTCCAGATAGTCTTCCAACCCTAACGATTGTAGGCGGAAAACCTGTATCAGCCGCTTTAGAGATTCAATCAACGTTAGGCGGGCTATTGATTCCCAGAATGACAACGACTCAAAGAAATGCATTGAATGTCGTTAATGGGTTCATGATTTACAATAAATCAACCGATACATTTGATATCTATCAAGCGGGTTCTTGGAGTTCTATTAGTGATGCAGCGCTTGATACTTCTGCTCAGTTCATATTAGCAACCGCGAATGTCTTATTTACGAATGCTCAAAGTATTGGAGCGTTGACGACTGGTCTTCTTAAAAATACGGTATCTTTATCTACCGGGACCTTATCGACCGCTGTCGCTGGAACGGACTATTATTCTCCTGGTAATCCGACTACGATTCTCGACGATCATACTAGGCATAACTTATTCGTTGGAACGTCATGCGGTAATAGCTCGGAGTCTGGGAATCAGTGCGTTGGGCTTGGAATCAATACTTTAACCGGATTAACATCTGCTGTTTCAAACGTTGGCATTGGCTATCAGGCTGGTGTTTTTATACATGCCGCTAGTAATAATGTTTTGCTTGGTACTCAGACGGGAAATCAGAATGTAACATCCACATCTGCAGATCATGTATTTATTGGATATCAAAGCGGAAAGCTCGCTGGTAGTTCTGCGCTTTTCAGCGTCGGCATAGGATATCAAACTTTTGTATCATCTACATTTCCAAATAGTTGTGTTGCGATAGGATGGAGCGCTGGCGCCCTCCAAACAAATTATCAACTCTGTACATTTGCCGGGACTGACGCAGATGCTTCAGCTTCTTCATTGACCCATACAACTGCTATCGGAAATGGCGCATCTGTTGCCATTAGTACTGCGTTAGTGTTAGGCAATGGCTCTATTAACGTAGGGATAGGTACGAGTTCGCCCGCGGAATATCTACACGTTTCTGGTGGTAATATCCTCATAGATCCAGCGGGCAATAACGGCATCGGTCTGAAATTATATAATGCTGGGAATACCAATTACTCTCAACTAATAAGCGCCGCTGTTGCATCCAATATTACCTGGACATTACCCATAGCAGATGCAGCGTTTGCATTACATTCTGATGGATCTGGAACACTTAATTTCCAAACCCCAACATTAGGAACCATTACAGGACTTGCCGCATTCTCTGGCGAGATAGCAAATTATGGTTCTAATTATGCCGCTGGGAACGCAAGTCAATCTACAACGACTGTTACCGGCTCAGGTACGACATTCACAACAGCAATGGTAGGAGGTTTAATAGTATTCTCAAACGGCTCCTATGGATTCATAACAGCCTTTGGAAGCACAACCTCATTAACCGTCGATACTTCTCAGACCGTTACCTTGCAATCCTATATCATTTATTACAATGGATTGATATCAGATAACCTTGGGAACGCGGGCGCTAATAATCTTTACTTCTCAGGTAATGGTATAGCGTCTTATGTTCCAGCACCATTGAATTATTATGAGACAGTTACTTTAACAGCGAGTTGGACCGGCCCTCGTACAGTAACAAATCAGACTATTTATTTAACTCGTATTGGTAATGTTGTGACAATGCGTATTTCGGTAGTCGATAATATCGCCGCCAATGCGACTGCTCCCTGGGTTTTTGGTTCTGTTATACCCGCAAGATTTATACCAGCCAATCCGATTGGGGATTTGTATATGGTATATAACTCTGTTTCTACCGGCTTCAATAGATTAAGCATTATGACGATAAATTTTGTTACAGGTCCTGTCGGAACGATTACCGCTTATACGGGGAATACGGGCCTTGCTAGTTTTCAGAGTGGCGATAACCCTATCAAGATAGATGAATATGGAATTTCATGGACGTTAGGATAAGTATATGGTAATGACATATAACTCGTTAGTTCAGCAGGTTCAAGATGAGCTTGATAGATACGATACGCTATTTGTATCCTACATTCCTAATTTGATTTATCAAGCAACAGACCGAATCAATGCCGATTTAAAAAATATTGGATTGGAACAATATGTCACCGGTACTTTTATTGCTAATGCTATTAACGGGGGTTCTGTTATTCCAAAGCCTGCTAGATGGAGAAGAACCATAACTTTTAATTATGGAACAGGTGTTGGAAATAATGTTGTCACTCCCATACTGCTTAGAACGTATGAGTTTTGTCGTAATTATTCACCGAATGCATCCGTATCAGCCCCACCCCTTTATTATGCAGATTATGGGTTTTACAACTATTTAATTGTGCCAACACCAGACCAGGCTTATCCATTTGAATTGGCCTATTTAGAAGTCCCGGAGACTATCACAGCGAATGTTCAAACCAACTGGATTACGAACTATGCACCGAGTCTTTATTTGTATGCAGTGTTATTAGAGGCGGTTATTTATTTGAACTTTCCAGAGCGTATCCCTTCAATGCAAGCTGAATACGAGAAACGATTGGCTCCATTAGCGGCTCAAGACCAGGAAAGAAAGCTCGACCGCGAAACCAGTATAAGGGCGGATTAGTATGTCGACTCCTCAAGATAAAGTCTTTGCTCTTCACTTCGCCCCTGGGATACAGAGGGATGGTACGGGATTTTCCAGTCAATATTGGACGGATGGACAATGGGTTCGGTTCTGGGCAGATGGTAGTGGGGTCCCAAAACCAAGGAAAATGGGAGGATATGCTCAGTTAACAACGATTGATAATATTGCTCGTGGTAGCTATGTTCAGCCTAATCCGCCTAATTTTAATGTTTATATTGGTGACCAGGATGAGTTGTTTTATATCCCGATAGATCAGTTCGGAACCGCCCTCGGTCCAGAAGTGGGCAGAACTCCTGCCTTATATATCCCTAATGTCAATAATGATTGGCAGTTTGATACCATGTATTCAACCATTAATAATTCCAGCATATTAGTAGCTTTTGCTGCCCCAAATCTCGCTTCTGTTGCAAGCAATGTGGATGCAGCAGTTTATTACGGAGATTCTCTTGCTAATACGCCTCTCATTCCAACCGGATTTAATGTATCAGGGGGTATAGTCGTATTGTCTCCATTTTTAGTGATGTATGGAAATGATGGGAATATTATAGTATCGAATCCTAACGATCCAACCACTGAATTCTTCACCGCCAGAGTCACAAACTCTAAAATTGTCTTTGGATTGCCAGTTAGAGCCGGTAACTCAAGCCCCGCCGGTCTATTTTGGAGCTTAGATAGCCTTATCCGTATGACTTTCGTGGGGGGAACTGAGATATTCAATTTTGATACCGTAACCGCAGAAAGCTCTATTCTCTCTAGCAGAGGAATTATTGAATACGATAATGAATACTTTTGGGCAGGGATTGATCGATTCTTATTTTATAATGGTGTGGTTCAAGAATTACCCAATGATAAATCCTTAGACTTTTTCTTTGCAAATGTGAATTATGCACAACGTCAAAAAGTATGGGCAACAAAAGTAACGAGCGCTGGTGAGATTTGGTGGTTTTTCCCAACCGGTAATAACGTAGAGTGCAATCATGCGGTTATCTATAATAGACGTCTTAAGTGTTGGTATGACACAGCGATTAATAGAAGTGATGGTTATTTTGACCAAACCTTTGCAAGTCCTATCTGGACCGATAATGTGGCATCAGGGGGTGAATATCCTGTTTGGATCCACGAAACCGGTGTAGACCAAAACGTCGGAAACGTCCTAACCGCCATCGATTCCTTCATTCAAAGCGGAGATATCGCCTATTGCGCTAATGGCCCCGGCGGTCAACGCATCGGCCTTGATAGATGGGTCTATCTGACCCGAGTCGAACCCGACTTCCTCCAAGATGAGAACTTAACTTTAACAGTGACAGGCCGAGATTATGCAATCTCAAATCCCGCTGTTTCTACTCAGAATCCCTATGTAATTACACCTACAACAGTCAAGGTAGATATGAGAGAGCAGGCTCGAGAGATGAGGCTTAAGTTTGAGAGTAATGCCATTGGTGGCGATTACTTTATGGGACAAGTGCTTTTGGTAGCAAGGATTGGGGATGGTAGACAAAGTGGTACAAGTCCTTAGCAACTGCCGAGGATTACTCGGCAGTTCAATTGGTGTACATCAATGGTAATTCCATTAGATATTCCACTACAAAAATGGGCTGATTCGTTAGTCATAGATTTTCCTAACGATAACATACCATTGCTGTATAATGAATCGAATTGGAGAACGTGGGGGAATTTTTTAGTAGAGGAAAACAGTTTTTTATCGAATTACGCGCCGTCGACTAAGAGCTTTCGGGATTGGAAGCAATGGGCGATGGCGGTCTTCTTAACAATGGCGAACTTTTAAAAGGAACTTAATATGTCATGGTTATCTGATATTTTCAGTCCAATCGGCGACGCACTATCTACTGTTGGTAACGGCATTTGGTCCGGCATTAAAGATGTTGGGCAGGCGTTTGCGCCTGCGATGGGCACTATAGGCGGTCTTGCGGGGACAGCTTTAGGCGGTCCAGCGGGAGGTATGTTGGGAGGGTCCCTCGGCAACATGGTCGGAGGCCTCTTCGGTGGTGGAGGAGGAGGTGGCGGCGGAGGACAGCAGCAACAACAACAACAAAGTATGCCCCAGTTTGGTCAGCAAATGGGTGGTGGCTTTGGTAATTGGATGCAAAACCAAATGAACCCCTATATGCAAGGAATGGGAGGAAATACACCTTTTAACCAAATGGCACCTCAGTTTGGGCAGAACATGGGTCAACAATTTGGTAATTGGATGAACAATCAATTATCACCTTACTTTGGCAATATGGATTTAGGGAATAGATTTGGTGGATATGGACAGCAAGCTGGAAATTGGTTTAACAATCAATTTGAAAATGCTCTTCCTCAGTCTATGCAAGGAATGGGATATTCCTCACCCAGTAGTGTATTTAGAGATGTAGGTGAAAGGGGTGGTCGATATATGGGTGGTGGCGAAGGCTATATACCTGTAGCACCACAAGCACCTCAAGCGCCTGAATTCACGCAAGGTGGCTATTATGGGATTCCACAAGCTCCGCAAGCACCAGAAGCTCCCAACTTCCCACGAGGTGGTTACTACGGTCGTTCTGGCCAATCAGATATGGGTCCTCCCCCTAGCTATGAACAAGCAGTGAATGATTATGCTAGACAATATGGTCGTTCTGGGCCTGCTGTTCCTAGAGCACCTGAAGCGCCACAAGCCCCTGAGTTTACGCGTGGGGGATATTACGGACGGGGTACTCCACAAACGGCTGATTTCTCAAGACGTGGTGGATATGCACGGGGTGGTCGGGTAGGAAGTAGTTTAAGTGATTATATGGGTATGAGTTATGCCTAAGGGAATGATATGACACATTTTTATGCTCATGGTGGACATGTAGGCGCAGATCCTAGAAAGCGTGATGCATTACGTCATAGAAGTGCTGTTCATCCTGGACCGAAACATCATAATTCTCCGGCACATTTGAGATATTTTGCAGATGAACTTCGAAGGAAAGGTCATGGGCAAGATCAAATCCTTGCTCACATTAATCCTGAAGAAGCGATGGAGCTTGGATTATCGCATGGTTACAACATTAATCCTCAAACTGGATTACCACAATTTGGATTTTGGGATAATGCTAAGAAATTCTTACCTGCCGTCGGTGGATTGATAGGAAGCATGCTGTTTCCTCCTTTAGCACCAGGACTATTACCTGCCACTCTATCGGGACTCGGAGGAGCAGCCGTGGGTGGTGCCCTTGGTGGAACCTTAGGAGGTGCGATAGCCAATCCTGAAGCTCCATTTAGAGGCACACTGCCGGGTCTGGGAGTAGGCGCAGGGGGACATTTATTAGGCTCTATGTTAGGCCTTGGAGGCAGTGGTGCGGGTGCTATGGGACAAATGGGTGGCGGCGCAGGTAGATTATTAGGAGGCGCTACCAGTCCAATGATGGCAACAAACATTCTATCCTCTCTGATGGGTAAACAAAATAGTGGAGCACCACAACAATTAGCTGAACGAACTGCTGCCTTCAATTCTTTACAAAAATCTGCACAAGTTCCAGAAAATACGGGATTCTTTGGCTCAATAGGCAATGGAATGAGAAGTTTTGGAAATAGCATTCTGAATAATCCATTACAAAGTGCATTATTAGGAACCGCTCTTTATGGAACTATTCATGAAGGAGAGCGGGCTAGGAAGCATAAAGAGAAGACGCCTCATCAAATAATGAATGAGATGAATCCTTATGCCCCAGAGAACTATAAACGTAGCAGAATTAAAAGAAGACGAGTATTACAACCGGGGGATGTGGGTTACGATCCAGAAAATCGTTATTACGAAGATACTAACCCAGAGATTGAATATTATGCAGAAGGTGGTTATGTTGAAGGGGATTCTGGTGGTCAAGATGATGATGTAAAAGCAGAACTTAAACCCGATGATTACATTATGGATGCAACGACTGTGAGCCTTGCAGGAGACGGTAATTCAATGTCCGGGGCAAAGCGTATTAAGCAAGAAATAGAAGATAAATTTGCTCGAGGTGGAATTACTCGGGATTATCCACACAGTCATAAAATGAAGCCCATAGATGCGAGGCTTTCACCGGGAGAATATCGTATTCCCAATCATGTGGTGAAAGCGGTTGGAAAAGGAGATCCGAAGGAAGGCGCTAAGGTATTGGATAAAATGAGAAACAATCTTAGAAAGCATAAAGGAGTTAAGAAATTTCTTCCTCCTAAATCTAAGCCTTTAACGGCTTATATGAGGTAACGTATGTATGGAATGAATCAATCGAATTTACCTGCTCATCTAGAGGGTGCTTTAAGACGCATTGCAGAGGAAGCTGAGCTTTTAAGACGAAGACAATATCAGCCTTATATTCCGCCTGAATTTCGTGCACCGGGTGCGCCCCCTGCTCCACCTCCGCCTCCCAATCAAAGAGCGCCTGCGCCTATGTCTCAAGCTGCGCCTCAGCCACCGGTTGTCGTTGCTCCCGCTTCTCAGGCTCAACCTCCACGGTCTGCTGCTCAACCCTCTCGTATTCCAGTTCGAAGGGGAATGACAAATGCTGAGGTTATGCAAGCGCTCGCAAGACCTGTACGTCCTAGAGTGGCTCCTACGCCAGTGCCAGCTAGAGGGGGAAGCGTAGATATTTTTCAGAATATGAGAGCTCCTACTAGAGCCGCTCCTACTCCTCCTGCGCCAACGCAAGCGCCCGCATTATCTCCGGCAGCATTAGCGAGAGATCAGGCAAGGAATGCCGCCCAACGAGAACAGGCTCTTGATTCCATTAAAAGAGAAGATGAGTTAAGAATCGCAGCGGCTAGAATGCGTTTTCAAGCTGATTCATGGGCGCAACATCCAGAACATGGAGCACTCGCTCATTTGGGATTCGGTTCAGAGGCAAACCCTTATGCACGTGAAGCCACTGCTTTAGAAGCTCAAGTAGCAGAATTAGCAAGAGCCAATGCACCCTCAAGATTAATGCTTGAGCAGGTTCCAGAAGCCTCTGTTGCAAGATTGATGAGAGAGAGGGAAAGATTACAAGGAGCAAAAACCACTGAAGAATATCTTAGAATTCTTCAAGAATTAAGAAGTAGCGCAGTCAATGAAGCGTTAGCACATCCAAGACCCATGGGTCCACAACGTGAGTTTGGTTTACCTGAAGCTCAAAGTGCACGCCTTGCTCCTATCCCAGAAGATATGATGTCTGCTATGAAATTAGGGAGAGAGATGAATACTATTGCTCCCTATCAGAATGCGGCAAAACAGCATGCGGAACGTGCAGCTCTTTTTTCATTTCCAAGAGAATATCGAGACTACATGAATCCCTATCAACAAGCGGTTGTAGATAGGATTAGAGAAGAAGGGGTTAGAACCTTAAGAGAACATATGATGCCGCAACTTGAATCAACCTTTATTGGAAGAGGTCATCATGGTTCATCCAGACATCAACAACTTGCTGAAAGAGCAACCCGAGATATGTTAAATGAAATAACAGGACAACAATCCAAAGCATTACATAAAGGATATTCGGAAGGCGCTCAAATCCAAGGTGCAGATAGAGCTCGTCAATTAGAAGCTGCGAGACAACTGGGTCAATTAGGACAACAAGCGCATACCAGTCGATTAGCCGATATTGGTACGTTAGAGAATCAGGCCAGATATCTTCAGAATTGGGATCAACTACGTCGCAACATGGCTTATGAACAATATCAACGTGAAGAAAATGCGCCGTGGGAATCTCTTGAAAGACAAGCCGCTATTCTCCATGGAATGCCTTATCAAGCTCTTACAAGCCGTAGAAGCTATGAGATGCCTGCGGAATCTACTTATGTTCCGTCCACAATGGGTAATATTGGTCAATTGGCGATGCAACTTGCGGGTCTTAATAGGATGAATCAATGATGACACCTGCTCAAGAAATGATGAGACAAATGTTAATGCAGCAGCAACAGCAGCTTCAGCAGAACCCTATTAACCAAGGAACCTTACAAGGGATGCAAGCGGCTAAACAATCTATTCAGATGGATGAAATGGATAAGAATAGAGCCATGGGTCTTGGAATGTTTAACATGGGAACTCATCTGGGTAACCAAAATCTTAAGTTTGGTGAACGTCCTCGGGATGCATTCCAATTAATATCGCATGCGCTTCCTCATGGTGTAGAAGCTTATCTAGGAGAAGAGGATAGAGCTAAAAATCTGAATGCCACCTTATTGGCTCGTCAAATGGAACAGCAAGAGCGTAAAAGAAGAGAGGAATTAAGGCTTGCTCAAATGGGTTATAAAATGGAACGTGAACAGACCAAGGAAGCTCAAGATAAGGCTTATAAAAAGCGATATCTCGATATTATGGCGGGTAGAGCTGGATTAAATGAAGGTGCACAGGAAGCGCCTCAACGTATGGTAGAGTTTAATGATAAGAAGATAGACTTGAGTAAATATTCTCCTATTGAGACGCCTGCTCAATTAAATGCCTATTCCAAGGAATCAAGAGTTTGGGGTCAGGTAGTTAAAGACATGAAAAGTATTAAAAAAGACTTAGATAAGATGGAGAAAATGACAGAGAAAAATATTTTTGCGCCTTATGGTTCTGTTTTTAAAGAATTACCCAATATTGGTAAAGATTACGTATCAAGATTGGCAGGGCCTGAGACAGAAAATGAAAAACTTCAAGATATTAATAAAGAAGTCACCTTAAGAGGAGATTTAATCTCTAAGTTTACATCCTTAGAGCCTATCTTAGAGAGAGCATCAAAAGGGGGTGTTCCTGATGCGCAGATGTTGGCAAGATTTAAAGATTTACGTGTTTATTTATCTAAAGATGAACCTATAGACAGATTGCAATATAGATTAAAAAGGCTATTGGAAGATGCTGAAGATAGAGAATTATCCTCTAAAGCCTCTCTTAAATTTAAACATGAAATTGATTCTCTTAAAGGCGGAGAAGGGAAAGAAGCAGCAGAAGAAGCTATCGATATGGATTCATTGATAAACAATTTACGTTCTCGATCTCCAACCTTTGCAAAAATGTCTGATGAAGAGGCTAGAAAATGGATTGAGCAGGGTAATTATGACAAAACCCATCAGTTAATGAGAATTTCTGAAGGATCTGCTAAATGACGAATTTTGATGATTTGAACAATCAAATAGCCCGAGAGCTTTCACAAAGTAATAGCTTTAAATCGTCTGAGTCTGATATCAATACAGAAATTGCCAAAGAGTTATTAGATTCAGAACGTAAACCGTCTCAAAAAAAATCGGCAGGAGAACCTCCTATTAGTCGCTTTATTAAAGAGGGATTAATTTCTGGTGCTATTAATGTCGTTGATTTACCTCAAGATATAATTTCATTAGTGGGAGAGTTGCCGCTTGTTCCTAAGGTTGAATTACCGAGAGCCGCTCCCTATATAAAAAAGGGTTTAAAGCATTTAGGGGTAGAATTAGATACAGAGCCTAAAACATTTCAGCAGAAAGCCGCACGTCATGGATCTGAATTTGGCGCAGGCATGATAACGTCTGGTAGTCTTGGTAATTTAATGAAGCTAGTTGGAATGGCAAAACAAATTCCAGGATTAGTGAATGTTTCTAAATTATTTGGGAATCCTTCTGGCGCTAAAGAGCTTGCAAAAATGGGTGCATTAGGTTCTGGAATAGGAACGATAGCGGCAGGCGCAGAGGAATTAGGAGCCACTCCATTAGGGGCTAATATAGGGGCAGCGGTTGGTTTACCGCTATCTATGGCGGCTTCGAGATATGGTGCAAAGAAGGTTGGTAAAGGATTAGGAACTGTATTTTCAAAGAAGTATAGAGAATCTGCGCAAAAAGGAGCGGTTAATAAAGAGGTGGGTGAATATTTAAGATCTGTGGTTGGAGAAGAAAACATTCCTAAGGTTTTAGAGAAACTATCGGAAACTGAAGAGCTTATTCCAGGCTATAAAGGAACCGTTGCTGAGAAAACAGGAAATGTGGGCCTCGCGCAATTAGAAAGAGCCAAAAGGGGTCATTATGCCCCTATTTCAGAACAAAAAGCTCTAGATCAAGCATCTATCCAAGAAGCCATGGAAAAATTAGCCCCAACAGAACATGGTTTATTTGAAACAAAAGAGAGCATAGGAGAATTGGAAAGAGGACTTGAATCGAAAGCACGTGAAGCTGCGGAAGAATTTTCACATAGGGTTACTCCCAAAGAAGCGGGAGAGGAAATTAGAAAGACAGTTTCAGAGAAATTGGGTAAACATGAAGCTGAAAGAGAACGTGTGACAAAACCTCTTTATGAAGCGGTTGAAAAGTCTAAGGAACGTATTGCTCCTTCAAAAACAGAATCACTTATTGAAAAGAAAATGGAGATAGCGCGAAAAGGATCTAAGCTTAGGAATCATTTAGAAAAAATAAAGAATATGCTTCCGACTAATATAATGTATGAGCCGACCGCACAAGAAGCAAAGGAAATGATTTCAAGCGGAGAATATAAAAAGTTTACAGGTAAGAAAATGACCATCCCTGAAGGGAAGCATCCTTTACCTCAAGAGGTAAATCAGACTATTAAGGAAATAGATAATTATATTGGAAGCGCTAAGTCTTCTGGTGAAAATGAGCTTGCGAGAGAATTGCAGGAAGTAAAAAATGCAGTCTTAGAAGATTTAGAATCTGTTCCCATAGTTAAAGAAGCTCGCGCCGCTTATCATGAATATTCTAAGCCAATCAGTGAAATAACTGAACATAGAACAATAGGGAAAATTGTTAAAAGAGATAAATATAATAAGGAATATACTATTGGGGAAGCAGAAATACCCAATACGATTATTAATAAATCGATGGGTTCTATTAAAGATGCTGACGACTTATTGTCGCAGATTGGGCATGAGAAAAAGACTGTTAAATCCGTTGAGGGATACATTAACAATGAAATATTAAATGATGTCACAGATGCCTTTGGAAATGTAGATGTTAAGAGGCTTGAGTCCTGGAAGAGAAAGAATCCAGGAGCATTTAAGATATATCCTCATTTAGATACGAAATTAAAGAATCTACAAAATGCGCAAGGATTGGTGAACCATGCGAAAGTTCAAGGAATGAAAGAGACCGATTCTTATTTCAAAGGAGCATTTAAGGCATTTACTGGAGAAGATCTAAACCAATATGTTCCTAAATTACTGCAAGGTCCACATAGAATAGAGAAAGTCAGGGAAGCTGTTAAGCTCGTGAAAGAAACGGGTTCTGATGCAGCCATGGAAGGATTAAGACGAGGATTTGTAAATGATATCAATAATTCTATTGGACTATCCTCTATTGGAGCAAAGGGGGTAAATAATATTAGTTACGATGCTTATAGAAAATATTTGACTCAAAATAAGGGAGCTTTAAAGGAAGTATTTAATAGAGATCAAATGGATATCCTTGACAGAATGGAAAAAGTGTTGAAGAGAAGAACATTTGCGGAAACAGGTGGTGGCGCTATAGGATCTCCAACCGCCTCTAACGCCGTTATATTGGATGCCGCCTCTGGAATGACAGCGACAGCATTAAAATGGGCTGTGGGTAATATCTGGGGCGGTCAAAAGATTTTGGATTTCTTAGGTAAATTGCATAATAAAGTAAAGATAGATGCAAGAAATGAACTTATTAATAGAGCTCTATTGGAACCAGAG